CAAGATCGCCGGCATGGACGTTTCCGGCGGCGTCGAGGGTGACGTCGCAGCATCGAAGGCCAACGATCCGAACGCTCTTGCCTGGCGCTATGGCTGCGTTCTCGCGGGCCTCGAAGAGTGGCACGACGACAACCCCAATGCCGCCGCGGCGCGCGCCTATGACATCGTCGTTCGCGAGGGCATCGACACCGTCCACGTCGACGACATCGGCGTCGGCGCATCGGTGCCGGGCGAGCTCAAGCGACTTCACAAGGCGGCGGGGGCGGCCCGGAAAATCGAGTTCGTCGGCTGGACCGCTTCGGAATCGCCGAACAAGCCGAACCTGGAATACCAGCCGGGCAAGACGCACGGCGACATGTTCGCGAACCTCAAAGCGCAAGGATGGGGCACGCTCTCCGACCGCTTCCGCAATACATGGCAGGCGCGGAACGGCCTTCCATACGATCGGGATATGCTCATCTCGATCCCAAGTGGTCTGCCGCTGCGTGACAAGCTTGAGGCCGAACTGGCGCAGCCCCGGCGCGAGAGCGTGAACGGCCGCATGAAGGTCGAGGGCAAGAAGTCGCTCAAGACCCGCGGCGTGCCATCGCACAACCTCGCTGACGGCGTGGTGATGGCATACGCGCCCGCCAACAGCGGCTTCGAAGGCCTGCTCGCCTGGGCTGCGGAAAAGACGGCGGCGCAAGCGGCCTGACGCTCGAAAGGGAGGGCGCATGGCCGACGGTTCTCGCGACTATCCCGGTGTGCTGGCGCGCACGATCGCCATGGTTCGTTATGCGGCCACCGGCAAAGCCCCGGAATGGTTCGGCCCGCTGACGCCGCTTCAGCCCATGGCGCCGCCCGAAGTCGCTGGTCGCCAGTTCGATTATCCGGTCGGCTTCAACATCAATTTCACGCCGCGGGGCACCGAGCCCGTCGGCTTCAAGAAGCTCAAGGCACTGGCCGCGAACAGTAATCTGCTGCGCATGGTCATGGAGGGCCAGAAGGACAAGGCCGAGGCGCTCGAATGGGTCATCAAGCCCAAGGAAAAAGTCGGGCACAAGCGCGGCGCCATCGATCAGTCGATCCTCGACATCCAGGAGAAGCTGGAACGGCCCGACGGCATTCATGACTGGCCGCAATGGCTGCGGATGCTGCTCGAGCAGAATTTCGTGCTAGACGCGGTTTCGATTTACCGTCGCCGCACGCTCGGTGGCGCGCCCTACTCGTTCGAAATTCTGGACGGCGCCACGATCAAGCCGCTGATTGACCAGTCCGGTCGACGTCCAGCGTTCCCTGACGCATCATATCAGCAGATTATCAAAGGCGTGCCAGCGGCGGATTACACCACGCGCGAGCTTCTCTATTATCCGCAGAACCCGCGCGCGGATCATGTCTACGGTTATAGTCGCGTTGAGTACATTGTTGAGACGATCGAGACCGCGATCGAGCGCATGAAGGGGCAGAAGGCCTTCTTCACACACGGAAATCTCGCCGACGGCTTCTTCTCCGCCCCCGATGGGGTGCAGCCCGACCAGGTTCGCCAGGTCGAGCAGATGTGGAACAACCTTCTCACGGCCGGCATCGAGAACCGCCGCATCGCGCAGTTCCTGCCCGCTGGCTTCCAGTGGAACCCGATCGGCGCGCCGCCGCTGCAAGACACATTCGACGAGTGGCTGATCCGCCTGATCTGCTTCGTCTTCTCGACTAGCCCGACACCATTTCTGAAGCAGCAGGGGCTGGGCCACGGGTCTGCGCAGACAGACCATGCCGCCGCCGAGGCAGCCGGGCTCGCGAACATCATGCAGTTCGTGCGGCGCCTGATGAACCGCCTCCTGGCGGAGGATTTCGGCCGACCTGACCTTGAATTCAGCTGGGTTGAGGATCGTGAGTTCGATCCGAAGATCAAGTCCGATATCGAGGACAAGCGCCTGCGCAACGGCTCGCTGACCCTCGACGAGGTGCGCGATCGCAACGGCGAGGATCCGCTGCCCGACGGGCTCGGCGCCAAGCCCATGATCTACACTGCATCTGGCGCGCAATTGCTTGACGAGGTCATCAACCCGCCCGAACCGGAGCCGGTCGTTGCCCCTGTCGATCCGAAAGCCCCCGCCCCGGCCGATGATCCCATGGCCAAGGCCGCGCCGGCGCTGGAACGAAAGCTGGTCCGTACGCTGACCGCCTTCCTTGCCAAGAAGGGCGACGCGATCGCCACCCAGATCGGCGAGACGCTTGGCCTGACGAAGGCGGCACCGCCGATTGATGAGGGCTACCAAAGCCGCATCGACGACGCCTTCGACGAAGTGGATTGGAACTGGTCGCCGCTGGCGAAGATGGTCCAGCCGACGCTGACCGGCATCGCGGTCGCCGCGGGCAAGGATGCGGTTTCCGAGCTTGGCCTGTTCGACAAAGCTGTGCTGTCCAAGATGACGGCTGACGCGACGAGCTATGCCGAGGACCGTTCCGCCGAGATGGTGGGCCGCAAGCTGGTCGACGGCGAGTTGGTCGAGAACGAAGGCTGGTCGATCCCGTCAGCTACGCGCGACATGCTGCGCTCGACCGTCACGCAGGCCATGGAATCCGGCGCGTCGAACGACGAACTGGCGAAGGCCATCCGGGAAAGCGACGCTTTCTCCAGCGCGCGCGCCATGACGATCGCCCGCACCGAAACGGCGATGGCCGACACTCAGGGCGCGCGCGCGGGTTGGCGGGCTTCGGGCCTGGTCGGCGGCCGCCAGTGGAACGCATCGCCCAACTGCTGCGACGATTGCCAAGAAATGGACGGCCAGATCGTCGGCATCGACGAGGAATTCGAGGGCGGCGACGTGCCGCTCCATCCGAATTGCGAGTGCTTCGAGACGCCGGTCCTGACCGACGAAATGCCCGACGCGGGCGAAGACGACGACAACTGATCCCCAGGAGACGCTCAACATGTTCATCCCGCTGATGAAGGCGGACGCGGCTCAGCGTCTCGTCTATGGCTCCGTCGACGAAACGCCGGATCGCGCCAAGGAGGTCATGGATTACGCGACCGCCAAGGCCGCGTTCCAGGACTGGTCGGGCGAGATGCAAAAGGCCAGCGACGGCAAGTCGTTCGGCAACATCCGCGGCCAGCATTCCAACATCGCCGCCGGCAAGCTCGACCAGGAAATCGTCTTCAACGACGAGGCGAAGCGGATCGATTTCGTCGCGCGCATCGTCGATGACAACGAGTGGCGCAAGGTCGAGGAAGGCGTCTACACGGGCTTCAGCCCGGGCGGGAAATACGCCAAGCGCTGGCAGGACGGCGAAAACAAGCGCTACACGCCGGTCGTCCGCGAGCTTTCGATCGTCGACATTCCCTGCATCCCCAGCGCCACCTTCACCATGGTCAAGGCCGACGGCGTCGAGGAGCAGGTCGAGTTCACGCTCGATAAGGCTTACGAGCCCGGTAACGAAGCCACCGTCGAGCGCGCCGAGACGCTTGCCAAGGCCGCCGGCAAGCCGGACCGCAAGAACGACTTCCTCGTGAAGGCGCGCGCAGAACTGATCGCCGAGAATGCCGACCAGGCGCTGGCCAAGATGGCCGACGAGCCGGAATCGGACCAGGTCGAAGAGACGGTCGAGAACGACCCCGTCGCGAAGCTCGAAGCCTCGCTCGCCAAGGCGGCGGCGGTTTCTGCCCCTGCGGTCGAAACCACCGACGTTGATGTGCCGGAGCAGTTCCGCGACCTCGCCAAGGTGGCCGGCGCGATGCGCGCGATCGGCAAGTCGATCGAGGACCAGCCCATCCTCCAGAAGAGCATGTGGACGGTCGAGCGTCTCGGCCGCCTCCTGGAGCGCGCGGGCTCGATCGCCAGTGATGTCGCTTGGGAAGAGAAGGCCGAGAACGACACGGATTCGAAGCTGCCCCAGATGGCGATCGACCTCGTCAACTCGGTGAAGACGTTCCTGATCGAGATGGTCAACGAGGAGACGGCCGAACTGCTGGCGCAGATCAACGCCAACATGCCGGAATTCACGCTGGTCATCGTCGAGGACGACGACATGGCGCTCGCCACCAGCATCGTCGACCTGGTCAAGGCCGACACCGACCTGATGGAGAAGGCGGGCAAGCGCAACAGCACCAAGGATCAGACCATGATCCAGACCATGCACGACCATTCGGTCAGCCTAGGCGCGACCTGCGATGCCGACGCCAAGAAGGACGCGCTCGCCAACCTCGAGGCGGACCGTGATCGCCTCGCCAAGGCCGTCGACAGCGCCGTGCCCCAGATTGAAGCCCTGACCGAGAAGGTCGAGGGCGCGCTCACCGCGCTGACCGAAACCAAGGGCGAGCTATCCAAGGCCAGCGCACGCATCGCCGAACTCGAAGGCCGGCCCGAAATGGCCAAGGGCGCCGTGTTCGCGGTCGAGAAGGAAAATGACGGTGCCGGCCCCAAGCCCGATGCCGCCACGCCCGCGCTGAGCCTTGTCGGCCAAGCCCTCCAGATCGCCGCCAAGCGATAACCCAATCGCCCGGGCGAACCGGGCGCGCCTCACCGCTGACTAGGCCCCAGCACCACCAGCCGACCGGCCGTCCAACTTTGGGCGGCCTTTTTTGTATCCCGGAAGGACTGCCTCATGACCATGATCATTTCGGCGGCCGCGTTCGAGCTGGCGAAGCTCGCGAACGGCGCGAACCCCGACACCGCCCACCCCTATTACATGTCGCTGGAGAAGGCCCAGGGTATCCTGGACCTGACTAAGACGGCGATGAAGGATCCGATCGCCACCGATCAGCTTTCCGACGAACTGAAGAAGTCCGTCACGCTGTCGACCGGCGTCAACTATTACGATCTGCGCGCGCCGTCGCTGCTGTTCCAGCCGACGATCACGCCGATCCGTAACAGCCTGAAGCGCACCAAGCGCCCCCACCCGGGCGACGCCGCGCGCTGGCGCACGATCACCGGCCTGTCCTCAAGCCCGAACCTCATGGGTTGGGTGCCTGAAGGCCGCCGCGCCGGCTCGATCAGCTATTCGGCCACGCCGGGCAGCCAGCCCTACGCGACGATCGGCACCGAGGACTCGCTGACCGACGAAGCCAAGCTGGCGACCGAGGGTTTCGAGGACGAGGAAGCCCTCATTCAGCTGCGCAGCCTCTACAAGATGATGCAGCTGGAAGAGAATTCCCTGCTGCACGGCAACGCATCGGTTGCGCTCGGCACGCCGGCTGCTCCGGCCCTGTCGGCAAGCGGTTCCGGTGCCACGCTGCCGGCGCTGACCTATTCGGTCATCGTGGTCGCACTGACCCACACCGGCTTCCAGCAGGCCGCTCTTGCGACCGGTTTGGTGACGCAGGTGTCGGTGCCTTCGAACGACGGTCAGGGCAGCTTCACCATCAACGGCGGCTGCTCGAACAAGTCGGCTGCTGCCACACAGGCGGTCACGCTCGGCCAGACCCTGACTGCGACTGCGACGCTGATCAACGGCGCCGCGGCCTATGCTTGGTTTGTCGGTGCGTCCGGCTCCGAGACGCTGCAGGCCATCACCACGGTCAACCGTGCCACTTTCTCGGCTCCGCTCACCGGCGGCCGTCAGGCCGCGACCGCCGTGACCGGCGACTTCTCGACCAACACCACTGCCTTCGACGGCATCGTCACGCAGGGCTACAAGAACCTGGGGCAGACCTATATCCAGTCCCTGGCTCCCGGTGCGACCCTGACGTCGAGCGGTAATAGCGAAGTCAACGAAATCAGCGCGATGTGCCGCTCGATGTGGGATCAGTACCGCGTCGGCGTCACCAAGATCTACGTGTCGAGCCAGGAACTGGATTCGATCACCAAGATCGTGCTGAACGGCGCCTCGGCCCCGCTGCTGCGCTTCAACAACTCCGCCACGTCCGACGGTTCCTCGCCCTCCCGTCTGACGGCGGGTGCTGTCGTCGGTTGGTACTTCAACAAGTGGACTGCCGACGGCGGCCAGAGCATCCCGATCATTCTGCACCCGAACATGACCCCGGGCACGATCTTCGGCTATTGCGAGCAGCTTCCTGCCTCGTACATGTCGAACGAGACCCCGACGGTTGCCGAGGTGCTGATCCGTCAGGACTACTATGTCGAGAAATGGCCGCGCACCGCGCGTGCCCAGTTCTACGGCACGTATGCCCAGGAAGCCGTGGCGGTCTACGCCCCGTTCTGCCTCGGCATCATCACCAACATCACTCCCAACCCGTAATCGGCCCCCGCCGATGACCTTGCGGCCCCAGGTTTCGACTTGGGGCCGCGCCTCTTTTCAAGGGGAATGATGATATGGATACCCAAGATCAGGCGCCCGAAGTGGTCGCCGAAACACCCGTCGAGCAGCCTGCCGTTGACGCGGCTGAAGTGCCCGCGGTGGAAGCAGGGACGTCCGTGGAGGCCGTCGCCGAGGAGCACGCGGTTGAAGCTGCCACCGACGTGGAAACCGCCCCCGAAGTGCCGGTCGTGGAAACCGTTGAGGCAGAGGCACCCGCCGAAGAGGCGTCGCCCGAGCATGTGGTCGACGGCTTGATCGACGGCGACACACCTGTCCCGATGTCCCATCCGGACGGCGGCACGTCCGATACCTATGACACCGACGATCACGGCAACCTGCTCGTCCCGGCGATCGATGTCGACATCATGGTGTCGCACGGCTTCGCCCCCGTGGTGTCCGACGAATGAAATTCGCGGCCCCCGCTCACACCAGCGAAATCTTCCTCCCCTCGGGCCCAGCCCGCGTCGAGGATGGCTTCGTGACGGTGGACATGCCGACGGACGCGGACCTGCGCATGCTGCAGGGCGCGGGCTTCATCGCCGAGGCTGAAAAGGCCGCAGGAACGGCGGCCAAGCCCGTCACCGAGAAGGAATAAGCGATGGCGCTCGCCGATCTCACGACGATCGCGAGCGTCAAAGCCTATGCTGGAATCGTGACGTCTGCCGACGACGCGCTGCTTACCAGCATGGTCGCGGCCTATTCCGCATGGGTCCGCTCCTATCTCAACCGGGACCTGACCACGAGCAGCTACGATATTCGGCGCAGCGGGCGCGGCACGTTCGCGATGATGTTGCCGCAATATCCGGTGACTGCGGTCTCGCTGCTCGAAATCGAAGGCCAGCCCATCCAGGCACAGACCGCGTGGGGCGCGCCGGGATATCGTTTCGACGACACCCAGATCGTGTTGGAGGGCTATTGTTTCAGCCGCGGCTATTCCAACGTCCACATCCAGTTCACCGCGGGCTATCCGTCTCCGCCAGCCGACATCGCGCAGGCCGTCAATGAGTTGATCACGTTGCGCTACAAGATGCGCGACAAGCTCGAATGGTCGTCCAAGTCGCTCGCCGGCGAGACCGTCTCGCTGGTCCAGAAGGACATGCCGGCGTCAGTCGCGACGATCCTGAAAAACTGGCGGTGCGTGGCGCCGCTATGATCAGCCTGACCGCGATCGGCGACGCCGAAATCGTCCGAAAGTTCGACCAGTTTCCCGTCCGATTGCACGACGAGATCAAGAAGGGCGTCGGCCGCCTGGCGCTGATGCTGGCCCGCAATGTCCAGCGCAATAAGCTTTCGGGTCAAGTCCTGAAGGTTCGCACGGGCAGGTTGCGCCGCAGCATTGGCAGCGTGGTCGAGGACAGCGGCGATGTCGTTTCTGGTATCGTCTCGACCCCGGTCAAATATGCGCCGCCGCACGAGTTCGGATTTCACGGGACGGTCTCGGTTCGCGAGCACATGCGCGAGATCAAGCAGGCCTTCGGCCGATCGATCGCTCCCAAGCAGATCATGGTGCGCGAACACACCATGAAGATGAACCTGCCGGAACGATCGTTCCTTCGCTCCGAGTTGCGCGACCTTGAGGCTTCGGGCGCCATCCGCACCGAATTCGAAGCTGATATCGCGAGGGCGGCGGCATGAACCGCGAGGCGATCTATTCAGCGCTCTTCACGCTCGTTTCTTCGCCCGCTGGCTTCGTAACAAAATCGCGCAAGCTGCTGCACTGGAATGATGTTCCGCCCACCCAGCAGCCCGCAATGTTCCAGGCGCAGGGCCGCGAGACGGTCGTTCAGCCCGCTGCGAATGGCCTGCCGACCAAGTGGACGCTTGAGGCGACGCTCTACGTCTACGTCAACACGCAAGGCGCAGGCTCTCCCGGCGAAGTGCTGAACCCGATCCTGGACGCGCTCACCGCCAAGCTCGATCCCAACCCGATCGGCGCGCCCCAGACCTTGGGTGGCCTCGTCGAGTGGGCCCGCATCGAAGGCTCGATCGAGACCAGCGAAGGCACGCTTGGCGACCAGGAAGTCGCCTTGATCCCGATCCGCATCCTCACCGCCTGAATTCACCCGTCCGCCCGCGCGCGGCTTCATCGCAAAAGGAAATGATCCATGGCTCAGTATGGCTTTGGCGCCGGCGCTCTGTGGGGCACCCCGCTGACCGACGCTTTCGGCAATCTGCTCGCGAACCCCTCGCCGATCCTGTTCGGCGTGCTCCAGAATGTCTCAGTCGACATCAGCGGCGATATCAAGGAGTTGAACGGCCAGAACCAGTTCGCCGTCGCGGTCGGCCGCGGCAAGGGCAAGATCACCGGCAAGGCTTCCTTCGCCCAGATCAACGGCGCGATCATCAACTCGCTGTTTTTCGGCCAGACCATGACGTCTGGCATCCTGTCGGATGTCTATGACACGACAGGCGCGGCCATCCCGACCACACCGTACCAGATCACGCCGACCGTTCCCGGTTCCGGCACCTGGTCCGCCGATCTCGGCGTGCGCGACGCGAATGGCCTGCCCATGACCCGTGTGACCTCGGCTCCGGCCACGGGGCAATACTCCGTCTCGGCGGGCGTCTACACTTTTGCCGCCGCCGACACCGGCAAGACCGTTTTCATCAGCTACCAGTACACAGCGACCTCGACGGTCGCCAAAACCTCGACGGTCATGAACGTGCCGATGGGCTATGCGCCGCAATTCCGGTGCGACCTGTTCAACGGCTATTCGGGCAAGGCCCTGGCGCTCACGCTCTACGGCTGCGTCGCCAACAAGCTGTCTCTGGCGACGAAGCTCGACGACTTCATGATGCCGGACTTCGAGTTCGCCGGCTTCGCGGACAGCGCGGGCCGCGTGCTCTCCTGGGGCACGTCGGAGTAATCGACATGGCGAAGATCGCAATCGGGGCGCGGGAGTGGGAACTCGCGCCCTACAAGCTCGGCGCGATGATCGCGGCGGCCCCCTTTATCGACGCGCAGAAAGGTCGCCAGGCCGAAATATCCGCGCGAGCAGGCCTCTTGGCCACGGACAGCGAGGCCGAAAAGGCCGCGAAGCTCACCGCCGCGACCACGATGGTCGAGATGATGCAGAACATCGCCGACGCTGTGCGCGTGCTTCATGTCGGCATCGTGCGGCAGGACCCCACCGTTACGGTCGAATCCCTCATTGATGACGTCGATCCGACCCCTGAAAATATGACCGCCCTGATCGTCGGCATGCAGATCGTGCTTCGCGCGAGCGGCATGAAATCGGGGGAAGCGGCGGCTCCCTCGGCAGCGGAGATGCCGGCGGGAGCCTAGAAGACCAACTCGACTCCATCCTGTTCGAATTGGTTGCCGCCGGCATCGAAGGCGGCTCCAAGATCGCAATCGAGGAAGGTTGGACGCTTCTCGATGTCGGCAAGCTTCGCCGGCACTGGGAAACGTGCGGCCCGCCCACCCACATTGCCGTCGCTCTTTTCGCCTCTGCCTGGGGCGTCAAGCTCACGCGCGAGCCTGACGCGCCAGAGCGCGAAATCCCCACTGCCGGCGTCGTCGGCCCCTCAATCGCCGAATTGGCGAGCCTCATGCGGGTGCAGCCAGGCTGCGATCCGTTCGAGGCATCCAAGCTGATCGCGGAGCGCGTGCTCGGCGGTTCCTGATCGCGGAGGCGCGCCCATGTCCGACGATCAAATCGGCGTAAAGATTACCGCCGACGCGACAGGCGTAAAGCGTGGCACCGATGCGGCCAAGGACGAGGTTGGCGGCCTCCGCCCGCTGCTGGAGCAGCTGAACGCCTCGTTCGCGACGCTCGCCCAGCAGATGACAGCGGCGATGACGCAGGGCGCGCAGGCGACTGCGGAAGTGGCGTCCGAACTCAAGGTCCTGGAGGAGGAAACCGAGCGCGAGACGCTCAGCCTGCGCACCATGGCGACCACCGTCAACGAGGGCGTCGAGAGCTTCAACAAGTTCAAGCTTGGCCTGAAGGAGATCGGCGAAGCCTATCTGGCGGCGTTTGGCGTCGAACGGCTGATCGAATTCTCGAAGGATATGGGCGAGGCGGCCGAGAAGATATTCAATCTCTCGCAGCGGCTCGGCGTCACCACCGACGACATCCAGCAACTGCAGGCGATGGCCAACCGCACAGGCGGCTCGGTCGATGGTCTCGGCATGGCGATGACGCGCCTAGATCGCGCGTTCCAGCAGGCGAAGAGCGGCAACGTGCAGATGCAGGAGGCATTGCACGCGCTGGGGATCGATTCCAACGGCACCTACACGCAGATGCAGCTGCTGCAGACCGCGATGGGCCGGTTCGCCGAGATGGCGGACGGCCCGGCCAAGAACGCGCTCGCGCTGCAGACCATGGGCCGCGCCGCGTCCGAGGTGATCCCCACGCTGAACCTGACAAGGGAGCAGCAGGAGGAACTGAACAAGGAAATCGACGACTTCGGCGTCAAGAACAGCCGCGCCGTCGCCGCCGGTCTCCAGCTTGCCGAATCCTGGAACACGAACAAGAACGCGATGCTCGGCCTGAAGAATATCATGGCCGAGGAACTGGCGCCGATCCTGACGACGCTGGTCAGCGGTTTCAATGATTTAGCGCGTTCCTTCGTCAAATCCTATGAGGAAGGCGGCCAGGCAAAGACCATCATGACCGGTCTGGGCGAGGCGCTGAAGCTGGTCGCCGAACTGGTGATCGAGCTCGGCGCCGACTTCGACTACGTCTTCAAGATGATCGACGCGCTGGCTTGGGAACTGGCCGGCATTGTGACGTCCGCACTCGACGTGATCGTGACCGCGATCAAGGGTCCGATCGTTGCGTTCAAGAGCTTCGCGGACGTCATGATGGACGCCCTCACGCTCAATTGGGGCAAGGTCGTATCCGATTTCCAGACCGGCCTTGCAGCAGTCGCCGCCGTCACGCTTAAGGGTGGCGCTCAGGCCGCGAAGGACTTCCGCGACGGATTCGTCAATGGAATGAGCGAGGGCGCCGCTGCCGATCGCGAATATGCGGCTGCCGAAGCCTTCCTCCAGAAGCTCGACAAGATGGGCGCCGCCTCGAAGGCGGGCCTCGCCGCTGGTCACGGCATCGGCACTACCGGCGACATCGTCGCGACGCCCGGCAAGCAGAAAGAACCCAAATCCCGCATGTCCGAATGGGAGACCATGCTCGATGAGCAGAAGGTCGCCCAGGAGGAAATGGCAGAGAGCCAGGGCACCTTCATCGAGATGTCGAAGCAGGCCGAGGCGGATTATTGGTCCGAGATCCTGAAGCGCGCCGACCTCACCAATTCGGAGCGGCTCGACGTCGAGAAGAAGTATCTCACCCTGCGCATGGAAATCCGGAAGGACGAATTCCAGGCCCAGATCGCGACGCTGGCCAAGGAATTGGACGCGGCCAAGGGCAACGAGACCGAGCGTCTGCGTATCGCCAACGAGATCGCCGAAGACGTCAAGCAGAAGTATGGCGAGCAGTCTGCACAATTCCAGTCCGCCCAGGATAAGATCGTTCAGATCGAGCGCGAGGCGGCGGAGCAGCGGCGCCAACTCACGGCGGAAATGGCGCGCGCCAGCCAGACGCTTGCCGCAGCCGATGTCGCTGACGCTGAAAACCTGGCCAAGCACCGCGTCGCGCTCGGCACCGAGACGCAGGCGCAATTGCTTTCCCAAGAGCGCGGGTTCGAGCAGCAAAAGATCGGAATCCGACAGCAGGCGTTGTCGCAGCAGCTGGCAGCCACCGATCCGGACCGCGACCCGGTCAAATATCAGCAGATCCTCGACCAGATGGCTGAGGCCTATCGGGCCTACCAGAGCAAGATCACGCAGATCGACCAGCAGGCGCAGTTGCAGCGCACCGCGATCGAGCGCCAGGCGATCAATGGCACCGCCCAGCTTTGGGGCCAGAATATCGCCAAGATGGTGATGCTGCAGCAGAGCTTCGCCGGCACCGTGCGGTCGCTCTATTCCGGCATGGTAAGCGTGATCGCCGGCGCGCTCGGCAAGGTGATCGAGCAGTGGATCGCCAAGCAGATCGCTGCATTCGCGCTCAAGCGCACGGCGCAGGCTGCCGATGGTCTGGCGTCGGTCACTTCGAATGCTGGCATTGCCGCTGCGGCCGCCTTCGCGTCGACCGCGGCGATTCCCATCGTCGGGCCTGAGCTTGCGCCGGCCGCAGCTGCTGCCGCCATGGCTGCTACGATGTCGTTTGCCCCGATGGCGTCGGCCTCGCAGGGTTTCGACATCCCGACCGGCGTGAACCCGATCACCCAGCTTCACCAGGAAGAAATGGTCCTCCCCGCACACCTCGCCAATCCGCTGCGCGCCATGCTCGCTGGTGGAGCGGCGAACGGGAATTCCCCTATGGCCGCGAATGACGACCGCGGCGGCGACTTCCACTATCACGACCACACCGGAACACTGACGCACGGCCAGATCATGGCGAATCGCACGTCCATCGCCCAGGCAATGAAGCAGGCGCACCGCGAGGGTGCATTTGCCGGATCGCCTATCCGCTTCTGACCGCGATTTGACGCACGCGACCGATCGGGTTTAGCCCTCCTGCCTGGAGGGTTCTATGTGGCGTAATCTGGCGATTATCGTGCTGGCGGCAATGACGATCGGTGCCGCACCGATCACGCAGGCCGATGTCGGACCGCCGCCATCATGGGAATCGGCCGTCGCGATGGGCACAGCGGCGATCAAAGCCAGATTGACCGACCCGGATTCAGCGCGGATCGAATGGCCGTACAATTTCATACCTGGCGCGCTAAGAGCCAGGATCGGCAAGCGCCAGACGGGCTATTGGACCTGCGGATACGTCAATTCCCGAACAATTTCGGGCGGATATGGTGGAAGGCGCGCCTTCCTGATCATGCTCAACTCTGGCACCGTGATCTCGCTCTCAATCGGCGAGGCTGACGGGCTCGATCCGGCCGGCCAGACCTGCCCTGACGCGATCAAGCGCGGGATGCTTCCACCCTCTCCGGCACCCGCCTCCTAACCCCTTCCCTCCGGGGTTATTCGGTGGCATATATCCCGCATACTCAATCGTTGCGCCCGCTGCCCTGAGAGATCGGGGCACATCATGACGCGCCCTGGAGGTGGCTTTGACGCAAAGCTATCTCCCCTCGCGGTGGCTCATCACCAGCCCTCAGTTCGCAAACGATCCGGACATTTTTCCGCTGTTGCCGGGCTTCAGTTTCATCACATCGAAAAGGCCGATCTGGTCGACCGGCATTCAGCAGGCGACTTCGGGTCGCGAGCGGCGTCGGATGCAGTGGTCCTATCCGCTGTGGCAGTTCAAGGTCGGCTATGAGGTGCTGCGCGACGCGCCAACCTATGCCGAGCAGCAGAAGCTGCTGGCCTTCTTCAACTCCCACGCGGGTCGGTATCAGGAATTCTTCTTCTACGACCCGTCGGACAATGCGGTGGTCGGGCAGCAGTTCGGTACCGGCGACGGAACGACCACCACGTTCCAGCTGAACCGGACGATTTCGGGGGGGGCGCTTTCGTTTACCGAGCCGGTACGGGGGCTGGCTGCGACTCCGACCGTGCGCGTGAATGGCGCGATGGTTGGAGCGCCGCTGGGAAAAAACCTGCTCCAATATAGCGAGCAGTTCCAACATACCCCTTGGAACACGTCCTCCTGCAGCGTCTCGCCAAATACTACTGCGGCACCTGACGGCACGACGACCGCAGACGCGCTGACCCGAAGCGGTACGAGTGCCTGCTATGTTTTCCAGCAGGTCTCTACCAGCGGGTCCGTCGGAAACACCTATTGTTTTTCGGTCTGGCTCAAGGCGGGCACCTATTCTGGACCGGTGCGCGTGCGGCTGCAGGACAGCCTTGGCGGGTGGATATTCGACAGCGTCGTCACGCCGAGCAGCACATGGACCCGGTACAGCATATCCGGCACGATGGGGGCCGGCGCCGATCCTACCATCAACGTTGTGATCTGGATGGATAATGCCGGCACCGCTGGCGAAACGACCTTGATGTGGGGCGCCCAGCTCGAATCGGGCCCGACCGCCACCGCCTACGTTCCGACCACCTCCGCAGCCGGAGACTACACCGTCAACCCGCTCGGCCAGATCACCTTCACCAGCGCGCCGGCATCGTCGGCGGTCCTCACGTGGTCCGGCAATTTCATGTTCCTGGTCCGCTTCGATCAGGATGAAATCGACACGCAGCAGATGATGAACGGCCTCTGGTCAGCGCAGGGCATCTCGCTCATCGGGGTGAAATCCTGATGCGCTCCGCCACAACCGCACTGATCAACCTGCTCAACAGCGGCACCGACTTCGCCACCGCCGACCTCTACACCCTCACGCTCTCAGGCGGCACTGTCGTGCGCTGGGCTGGGGCCGACAAGGCACTCAAGGACGCGTCCGGCAACACCTTCGCGCTGGGCCCATTGCTGGAGCGCAATGAAGTCGTCGAAAAGATCGGGCTCGAGGTCGGCACGCTGACCCTCACGCTGACCGCCAATGCCGACGACCTGATCAACAGCACGCCGCTCATCCCCTTCATCGCCGGCCGCGGCCTCGATGGCGCCAATCTGCGGCTCGACAAGGGCTATTATCCGGACTGGAGCAGTGCTTGCACCGGGACGCTGCTGCGCTTCTCCGGCAAGATCACCTCGATCGGTGAGATCGCTGGCTCCTCGGTCCAGATCACCGTCTCGTCATGGCTCATTCTGCTCAACGCGAACATGCCCGCCAATCTCTACCAGGCTGGCTGCCTCCATACCGTCTATGACGCGGGCTGCACGCTTAACCCGGCGTCGTTTTCGGCTTCAGGCACAGTGAGCGCCGGCGCGACGCAGATCGCGTTCGGATCGGGGCTCAGCGCGACGGTAAACGACTATGCGCAGGGCCGCGTACTGTTCACGTCGGGCCCCAATGCCGGGCTCACGCGCGCGATCAAGTCGAACGACGGCGCAGGCGGCTTCACGCTCGTCAGCCCATTGCCTGCAGCACCGGCGGCCGGGAATGGCTTCACGGTCTATAAGGGCTGCGATAACACGCAGGGCACCTGCAACACGAAGTTCAACAATCTCACGCACTTCCGAGGCGTTCCATATGTGCCGGTGCCAGAGACGGCACTATGACGACGCGCGATGCCGTCGTCGCCGAAGCGATGGACTGGCTTGCCACACCCTACCACGAGCGGGCGATGATTAAGGGAGTTGGCGCCGATTGCGCGCTTTTTCCTTTCGCCACCTATCGAGCGGTCGGGCTGCTGCCGGCCTACCTGGCCGCTCCGGAATATTCGTCCCAGGCAATGCTGCACGAGGACCGAGAACATTATCTTGTCTGGGTGAGGCAATTCGCGCGCGAGATTGAGCGCGACGCTGTCGGCCCCGGGGACTTCGCGATTTTCCGCTTCGGCCGGTCCTATAGCCACGGCGCGATCGTGATTGATCTGCCGGAGGTCATCCACGCCGTAATCCGCGGCAATGGTGTGATCCTCGGCAATATCGACCGCGATATCGACCTGGTCGATCGCAAGGTGAAGTTCTTCACGCTGTTTTGACCTAGCCCAGCGCGGGCGGGAGGCTTTCACGCATGGGCGGAAAGTCCACCTCTACGTCCGCGACCAAGGTCAACCAGATCAGCGTCCAGTCGTCGTCTCTCGGCCTGCCGATCACGATCGGATGGGGCCGCGCGCGGATCAACTGCAACCTGCTCTGGTATGGCGCCTTCAACGCGATCGCCCACACGACCAAACAGTCGTCGGGCGGCAAGGGCATGGGCGGCAGCGTCTCGAACACGACCTACACCTACACGGCCTCGATCATCCTCGGCCTGTGCGAGGGCGGCGCGAGCGGAATTCAGGACGTCCGGACCGTATACCGCGACAAGTCCGCGCTTACTCTCTCAGGCGCCGGGCTGAGCCTGGCCGTCGGCACGCCGACACAGGCGACATGGGGCTACCTGACGTCGAAATTCCCGTCGCAGGCGATCAACTATAGCGGCCTCGCCTACGTCTATGCCCAGGATTACACGCTCAACGATAGCGCCACCCTGCCGAACCACAGTTTCGAGGTCGACTTCGGGATCCAGCTTTCCGGTGCTGCCAACGGCGACGCCGACCCGCGCGACATCCTGACCGACTTTTTCACGAACACAGGCTACGGCGTGCCCGGATGGCCGTCCGGCGCGATCGGGAACCTGTCCGATTATTCACTCTATTGCCGGGCGAACAACCTGCTGCTCTCGCCGGTGCTGGACAGCCAGCAATCGGCTTCGAACATCGTCGCGGAATGGATGACGGCGACCAATTCGGAGGCCGTCTGGTCCGAGGGCCTGCTTAAGGTCGGCAGCTATGGCGATGCGGCCGCTACCGGAAATTCGGTCACATGGACCCCGAACCTCACGCCCGCCTACGATCTAACCGAGGACGACTTCATCCCGGTCGATGGCAAGCCGGTGAAGCTTGAAATCGTCGACCAATCCGACGCCTACAACATCGTCCAGGTCGAATTCCTCGATCGCGCGAACCAGTACAATACCGGCATCGCCGCGGCGCAAGACCTGGCGAACATCGTTCAATATGGTCGCCGCAAGCAGGACCCGACGACCCTCCACAGCATCTGCGACAGCGGGATCGCGATGCACGCGGCCACGCTGTTGCTCCAGCGCTCGCTCTACATGCGCGAGCGCTACACCTTCACGATTCCCGATATCTACGCGCTCCTTGAGCCGATGATCGACACGGTCACGCTCACCACGACGACCGACGAATTGAGGCTCAACCGCAAGCAGGTGCGGCTGATCCATATCACCGAGAACGCGAACGGGACTTTCACCTGCATCGCGATCGGCATGGACATCGGCACGGCCTCGGCCGCGCTATACAATGCCCATTCCGGGTCGGGCTATGTTCCGAACATCGACGTCGCGCCCGGATCGGTTTCGACGCCGGTCCTGATCAATGCGCCGACTTCTCTGACCGGTGGAGCGCCGGAAGTCTGGATCGCGGCGGGCTCAACCAACCCCAATTGGGGCGGCTGCGAAGTCTGGGTGAGCGCGGACGACATCCAATATCACAAGGTGGGATCGATCACGTCCGCCGCGCGCACCGGCGTTTCGACGGCGACGCTGGCGAGCCACGTCGATCCCGATACCGTCGATACGCTTTCGGTAGATCTGACCGCCAGCCAGGGAGTGTTGTCGAGCTCGAATGCGGCCAATGCCAATATCGGGTCGACGCTCTGCCTGATCGGCAACGAGATCGTCGGCTATCAGACAGCGACCCTGACGAGCGCGAACCATTACAACCTCACCACCCTTCGCCGCGGCCTCTACGGAACGACGATCGGGGCGCACTCGTCGGGTTCTGTTTTCGCCAGGCTCGATGAAGCCCTGTTCAAATATGATTATGGCAGCCTGGCGCTCGGCACGACCATCTACGTCAAGCTCCCCTCCTTTAACGTCTACGGCCGGGCGATCGAGGATATCTCGACCGTGCTGGCCTATACGGTTCAGCTGGCGCCAAATGTAACGATCGGGTCCGGCTCGCTGCAGTCGTTCACGCTGGTCAACCGCGAGAATTGCTACATCGACGGTCGCACCGTCTCGAAGATCACCGGCTCGAACGCATGGGGCGACGCCTCGGTCGTGTCATCGGAGAGCTTCATCGGCGGGTGCATGTGCGGGTTTCAGGCGGTCAATACCGCAGGCGAATACATGATCGGCCTAAACGCCGACCCCGCTACCGACGATACTTACACAAGCATCGATTTCGCCTGGCATTTGGACACATCGGGCGTCGCGTCAATTTATGAGAGCGGCAGCCTTGTCGGCTCGACGTTCAGTTACGCGGCGACCGATACCTTCCAAATCATCTATCAGGGTACGACTGTCACCTATCTGCAGAACGGCACGACGCGCCGCACGGCAACAACTACGTCCGGCCTTCAGCTTTGGCTCGACAGCGCCTTCAAGACAATTGGCGGCAAAGCCACCAACGTCACCTTCGCCGGCACCGGCGCGGGCTCGGACGGATATAGCACCAACGTCGTCACGCTCTGGCAGCGCGCCGCGACCGCGCCGGCCACTCCGACCAACGATGTCACCTACACGTTCGCGACACAGGCGATGTCGCCTGCGCCGAACAATAGCTGGCTGACAGCACCACCGGCACCGAACGGCCTTCAGCTTTGGGCGACGCAGCAGGTCGCCTACGCAAACATGCCGACGGTGCTGCTCCCGCACGCGTCCTGGGCGACGCCGGTCCAGGCCACAGCGGACGGCTTCACCTCGGCGGTGGTCTATCTCTATCAGCGCGCGACCAGCGCGCCGGCAGTTCCGAGCGGCTCGCTGACCTACACCTTTGCGACCGGCGGCGTAGCAGGCGGCACGCTCGGCTCCTGGACCACCTCGGACCCGGGCGGCACGAACCCCTGCTACCGGATTCAGGCGGTTGCCTTCGCCGCGGCAGGCTCGGCGACCGACACGATCCTGAACACGGAATGGTCCTCGCCCGCCATCTATTCGCAGAATGGCGCGCCGGGATCGTCCGGCGCTGGCGCGTTCACGATCGTGAACCAGGTCAACACGACCGTTTCGGGGAATACCGTCACCAAGACGGGTGGATCGGGCGGTTCCTACGACGCCGCCGCTCATTCGGTCGAATCCTTCGCTGGCGGTGCGACGGTCGGATTCACCGGCCCCGGCTCGACGCAGGAAGCGATCGTCGGCCTCAGCACCAATCCGACCGCGAGCGCGAGCTACGATCTCGATTACGGTATCGTGAAGCGCGCCGGCGGCACCTGGGAAATCTGGGAAGGCGGCAGCTACGCCGGGGTCAGCGGATCCGGCGCGAACGGCGCGCAATTCCAGGTCACCTATACCGGAACGACGGTCGTTTATCAGCAGAACGGCACGGTGATCAAAACCACGTCCGGGGTCGCGGCCGGGCGCACGTTCTATTTGGACATGTCGCTGTCGACGTCCGGTTGCGTCGTTTCGGGACTGACCTTCGCCAAGGCGGGCGCGGATGGAACCGGCGGCGGCAGCACGGCCACGACCTCGCCGATTTCGAGCACGAATTCAGGCGGCGGCAGCGGCAACTCGACCACCACTACCGTTGGCAATCAATTCAAGACGACCGCCACCGTCACGATGACGTGGGACGGCCAGATCTACTATGCGAGCGGCGGCCTCGGGACGACCAATCTCACGTTCTATCTCGAGTATACGACCGATCCGCAGCGGGTATCGGGCTGGACCACGGCCGGCACGAACGGCCCCATCGCCTTCAACAGCGCGGCCAGCCCGTACGACAATAGCTTCAGCGGGACGTTCACTCCGGCCATCAACACGGCATATTATTATCGGCTTCGGTCCGCTTCCACGGGAGCCGCGATCCTCGTCAATGTCGTCGGCGGCCTCACGGCAACCCAATGAGGACTTCGCTATGACCTGGGCCCGCTACGCGCTGATCAACAGCGCCGATAACACATGGAATTCAGGCCCTTTTGAAGCTGCGCCGGACCCGATTCCGGATGGAACGTGGCTCTATGAAGGAGTGCCGCCGGATTATCTCGATGCCTTTGACGGCTGGGACCCGGTAGCGCGCGGATTCAAGGATAAGCCTATGGCTGCGCCCCTGATGACGGTCGGCCGCTTCAAGCTGCTGCTGACGAAGGCCGAGCGCGAGGCGATCCGTGCGGCTGCGGCCACCAACGCAGATGTCGAGGACTTTCTCGACTTACTCAACGGCTTCACCGACGGCGTTTCGCTTGGTGATCCGGTCCTGACCGCCGCGCTCAGCGAGATGCAGGCAGCCGGGTTGCTCACCGCCGATCGCGTAACGGCCATCCTGGCAGGCGAAACACCATGACCCGCTTCCGCACATGGTTCCGTGCACTCCTGATCGCGCTGGATCAGCTTTCATATGTGATCCTGGCCGCGCCCAAGTTCCTGATCGTCGGCGGCCCCTGCCCATCACCCGCTGAGACCATAAGCTCAAAATGCGGCCGCATGGCCGCCAAGGGCCACCGCTGGGCGCGAATTGCCGCCGCGGTGATCGATTGGGGCGCCCGTCTTCTAGGATCGCCTCCAGGCCACTGCCAGCGCGCGATCGTCCGCGCGGACATGCTCACCTTCTACTGACCCCACCGAAAGGACTGCTCGATGAAGAAGCTGCTTTGCGGCTTGATGGCGCTTGCCTGCGTCAGCCTTGCCGCTTGCCGGGCGCAGGCCGCGACCCAGACCTGCGCCACCAAGGACCTGGCCGGCAACTGCATTCCGGGCCAGGTTCTGATCGACCCGAACAGCGGGCTGCCTTACGCGGCTACGGGCGGAGGTGGCGGCGGCGGCAGCCTGAGCGCCAAGGCGAACGCCTCGACCCAAACGTCGAGCGAGGGCGCTACCACCGATCCGCTTTCGATGGATCTGACGCGCCACCTGCGCGTGATCGACGACGCGGTCACGGGCCGGCTCGACACCATGATCACGGCGCTGAGCGACACCAGCCCATCGGCGGTGAAGATCGACCACACCACGCCCGGCACGACCGATGCGGTGGTGGTGAGCGGCGCCGCTGACAGCCCCTGCGACGTCGTGAGTGGCGACCAGGCTTATACGGTCGGGACATCGCATCGTTGCACGCTCACGGCGACGGGCCGCCTCAAAGTTGGGCTGTCCAGCAATGCCACGATCGGCAGCACGGCAGCGACGACGGCCGATCTGGCGGGAGCGGTCGATCCCTCGGGCAACCAGCGCGCCAACCAGCAGGATGCGAATGGCAACCTTCAGGTCGCCAATCGCGCATCGAAGGCGTTCAGCGGCGTCTGTCCCGCTGGTCAGGGCACCTGCGACAGCAACACCCCCCTCACCGGCAGCGGTGGCGGCACTCCGAGCTATACCGGCGTTGTCCGCGACAGCGGCGCGGCACCCGGAACGCAGGTGCACTACTCGTACTTCAACGCCGCCTTCTACACCGATCAGCCCGCGACGGTCTCGATCCTTTGCTCGAACGACGGCACCAACTTCGTCACCTGCGCGAGCACATCACTGGTTGCCGGCAACATGGTGATCATGACGGTGCCGTACATGTTTCGCTACTACCGAACGTTCATCCAGAACACGTCGGTGACGGCCGAGACCACCCTCTGGGTCAACTCCTCATTCACCGGCGCCTGATCGATGGCGATCAAGTCCGGCGTCTTCAAGACGATCTTCAATTCGCTGCTGGGGCGGCGCGCCAAGCGCGACATCTCGTCGACCTACACGCTCTCGCTCAGCGTCACCCTCACGCACGCGACGGGGGTCTATACCTTCACCGTGCAGCGGACGGGTGACACGTCGGGGACGACGACAGTCACCTATCAGATTGCGGCCTCGACCCTTCCGGGTCGCACGGCTGCGCTGACCTCGGATTTTGGCGGGTCGTTCCCGAGCGGAACTGTCACCTTCAACCCCGGCGACACCTCCAAAACCTTCACGCTGACACCAGCAGCGTCCTCCAACGTCTCCCCGGAGTAGACTGATATGGCGTTGCTATATTCGGACAATTTTGATTCTGACGCGCTTGGCACGACGCTGCCGAGCGGCTGGGTCGCAACCCACGGCACATGGGCCATCACGACCACCAATCCCGTCGGCGGAACCGGTCAGTGCCTTCGCTCCTCCACCGATGCGGCGGCCGATGGTGTGGTCTACACGGGCAACTCGGTCGGTACCGGTCGATTCACCTATCAGTTCATCGCGAACGTCAACAATCCGGCGACCGGCACGGCCGTCCACGGCAATCCGCTAGCCCCTTTCTTCCGCGCCAATTCGGCCGGCACCCAAGGATACACCTTCTATTGGGACTATACGGGGGCATGCGGCCTGTACTGGAAGAATGGTGCGTCCTTCACAGCGGTCCAGACGGCCAAGACCTTCAAGCGCGTACCCTGCTCCATCGGCGACACCATCATGGTCGAGGTGGCCATGGACGGCTACCGCTTCGAGTTCCGGGTGTGGAACGTGACCACGGGTGGCACTCGGCCGATGTCGCCGACCATGACGATGGACGACAGCGTCAACGCGCGCTTCGCGACCGGATATTGCGGCGTTCTTCTCAACAGCGTGGGCGCCGATGCCAACGATGGCGGCCTCGACAATTTCTTCCTCTATAATGACTTCACGCCGAGCCTTGCGCAGCCGACGCAGCTGATCGCGCGATCGAACGCGGCGATCTTCTATTCGCCGGACGCATGGTATGACAACGGCACCTACAAGATCGCCGCGTTGCCCGGCGCCTACATGAAGTTCAAATTCACGGGGAAGACGCTCGGGCTCAGCACCGGGGCCATTACGGGCGCGAACGGCGCAGGCAGCCTTCCCGCGATCTATTACAAGGCAATCATCGACGGTGTCAGCTACACCGCCAGCAGCATCGGCGAGACCGAATTCACCTTCATCGATACGCTCTCCGCAGGAACCCACACGGCGGAGATCCACGTTGAAGCCAGCGTCGGTCTGCGCTGGGCGTCCAACCCTCCCGCCGTCTGCACGCCCGTAATCGGAATCCGGATCGAAAGTACCGGCAGCGTCTCCGCAGCGACGCTCCGCCCCTATCGCCTGCTCTGTCTTGGCGACAGCGAGACCGAGGGCACCTACGTCGATGGCAGCGCTCTGCCGGTCCCGCAGCAGAATAGCGCCACCGGGACCTATGGGCGCGCGATGGCCCTCGCTCTGGACGCCGAGTACAGCTACATCGCGCACGCCGGTGCGAGCTATGAATCGCCTGCCAGCGATGGCTCTCCTGCCTTCAACTCAGCATGGCCGTATTACTGGTCCGGCGTGACCCGGCTCGATGGCGGCGGCCATTTCGTTGACATGCCGGACTACATCACGGTCATGCTCGGGACCAACGGCACACCGACCCAGGTCAATGTGGCGGCGGTTATCACCTCTCTCCGGGCAGCAGCGCCGGCAGCGAAGATCGCATTCATGATTCCTCTCGGGAACAACGGAAACGGGGCAACAACAGCGGCGGTCAATGCGGCAATCTCAGGGGGCGACACAAACCTTATCCTGATCGATGTCGGATCCCAGGTCCGCCAGGAGGCCGGCATCACTGCCGCATCCGACGGGAGCAGCGGCAGCTACGAAGGCCTGCACTACAATCGCAAGGAGCAGGCCGCCATCGGCGCGATCTGGGCCGGCAAGATGATCTCGGGCTTCATCCCCCGCCGCTTCACCGTCAACCTCGTCTGAGGGGCATAAAACATGGGGCGGTTCAGTTCACTCTATAAGATGTTCGGACTGGGCCGCCGCAGAGGGCATCGGCCATCGCTCGCGCTCGGCATGAACATGAGCACGATGTACACCTACGAATATTACGATCCGTTCTGGGATCGGATGCGCTACGCCGACCTGCGCGCATCGTTCGGCAGCTATACCAACGCGGTCGTCCGCGGGCGGAATAACCAGATCGTCAATCCTACCGCGAGCTCGTCGGGCACGGTGAACGCCTCGGCCGATGGCAGCAATGTCTCGGACGCCGCGGGCAATTCCTATGGCGCAATCAAGATGGACCTCGACGGCCGCGTCTATCCGACCAACGGTCTCAGCATCACCAAGCTGACATGGTACCTCCAGGAATATTACGATTCCGCCTCGATCCCGACCGGCTACATGCTGCTGGACCTGCACGGCACGGGCGTGATCAGCGGCCTGTCCAATCATTTGACGATCGTGCGCGACTTGGGCGGCGGCCGGTACATCATCGACCCCGACGTCACGGTGAAATATAACCGCAGCTTCAGCGTGCTGCTCAGCACGATGGACAGCGGCGGCATCAAGCCGACCATGACGCCATGCGTCAATGATCTGTCGGCGACCGACCCGACCGGAAACACCGCAGCCGGCCGCATCTCGAACCCGGATAATGCCACGCGCCTTGGAGCCGCATGCTCCTACGTCCGCGCGCTGGACTGGTTCCCGATCAACAATGACCTTTGCGGCAGCGATAGCCCCACGGTGATGGCGACGCGCACGGTGGAGTGCAAAGAGCGGGTCACGACCAGCGCCACGTCGAATGTCACGCGCGCCGATATGGTCAAGTTTTGCAATGAGGCAGGCGTCGGCCTTCAGGTGCAATTTTCCCATCGCGACGATCCTACCCTGATCCCGACGATATGCGCGGCGCTGGCGCAGCTTAATTCGAAGATTTGCATCATCGAACTGGCGAACGAGACATGGAACGGCGCCTTCCAGCAGGGTGTGGCGTGCACGCTTCTCGGCTGCCGCGCCGGATTCGACGTCGCCACGGCCGGCGTTGCCTATGCGGACACCGCAGGAGCAACACCGCGCACGATCTATAGCAGCAACACGTTCGGGAACGAGGTGGCGACATTGGTCGCGGTCCCGGCCGGGCAGCAATATATGGCGACGATCAGCGGCCTCGGCAGCATCGTCTTCAAGACCACCCAGAGCGTTTCCGTCGGGGCCGCCGTGCCCATCGCCTACAGCAGCACCACCAGCTTCTTGGCGGGCACCAGCATCATGGTCTCGGGCGGAAAGACCGTGACCTTTTGTGCCCAGGCGACGCTCGTCGGATCGGCCTACGACCCCAACACGACCTATGTGCCTGGCCAGATCATCAAATCGCCGGTCGATGGGCAGCCATATTATTGCACTGTCAGTTCGAAGGGCCTTGAGCCGAGCGCCACGCCCGCCAACTGGCGCGCGGCGACACTCTCCGACACGCCTTGGCTCAATGCCACGACCGCGCAGGTGGCCGTGCCCCAGGTCTGGGCCAGCAATCTGACCTACAATCCCGGCGACCTGATCTATTCCCTGGTCGACAGCCAGACCTATTATTGCACCGTCACCGGTCTCGGCTTCGAGCCCAGCACTAATCCGGGACACTGGCGTCTGGCCACCTCGACCGACACGCCCTGGCTCAGCGTCTCACCGAGCGCGGCCAATGGTGGGCTCTGGCTGGTGGTTTCTCCTTCGAGCATGACCAGCGAAGCGATGTGTCGCTGGAAGACGTCGCGGATGAAGCTGATCAAATCGATCGCGGATCCGCTGTTCGATGCCGCGGGCAAGCAACGACCGCTCTATGCCTTCAACGTCCAGATGAACGGCACCACGGCATCGTTCAGTTCGCAGGCGCAGCAGCATCTGAATTGGGACGGCGGCTGGGGCCTTTACGACATGTGCATGATGGCGCCCTACATTGGCGGCGCGATCAGCATCAATAATGACGTGAACTGGATACCATTTGGCGACACGACCAAGGGCGCGCTCTCCGTCGGCACGCTTGCGCCGGCCGACAAGCTGGCGATGTACGATGCGACACTAGGGTCAGCGGCCAGCGACGCCGATACCGCGGTAGCCTTGCTCGCGTCGAAGATGCTCGATCCCGCCGTGACCGCGCTGATCGGCGGCGCTTATGTCCAGGCGCTCAACGCGCAACGCGGCTTCTATCGCACCCAAGCCGCTGCGCAGGGCGTCACCAAGACCGTCTACATGGGCACCTATGAGTGCGGCGTCACCGGCAATTCTTCGCGCAACGACACCGCAACGACGGCGCAAGGTGGCCATGGCGGCGGCTGGCCCGAGCTTCTCGCAGGCTGGTCGTCCGGAGCGCCAGTCCAGTGGTCGAACACCAAGGCCTATTCGGCGAGCGTGATCGCAAGCATGTTCGCTTGGGACGGCGGCGAGCTCTATCGCTGCTATGCCGACAACACCGGAATCCAGCCTTCGGCCGATGGCGGCACGAACTGGAAGAAGGTCAGCAAGTGCACAAACGGCAAAAGCCGCTTCGCGTCGCTGTGGGAGCACCTGCTCACCGATGCCGGCGCCGGGACCTGGTTCGCGCAGTTTTACACGGCGCTCCAGACCACGCTCGGTGACGGATATTACTGCATGTACCAGGAGCAAAGCACGATGACGACGAACGTCTCGGCGCTCGCGACCTGGGGCTTTCGTCGAACCTCCGCCGATGTGTCCTCGCCGATGTGGCAGGCGTGCATCGCGGCAAATACGGCATGGAAGGCACTCGCGGCCTAGCCGCATCCGGGTACTGGCTGATCTGGGGGAATCTCGACAATGAATACTGACGGTTCTCCGCATGACGGCGGGAGCGTATTTTGATGCCCGCTAGTCCGCGCCAGCCGTGGCTGGACTGGCTTCCACTGGTCGGCCTGGCGATCACGATCGCCGGAATGATCTGGGCCGGCGCGACCTACGCCGGCCAGTTGAACGACAACACCCGACGGATCCAGGCGCTTGAGGCGAGTGACCAGAAGCGCACCGACACGTTGAACTCGGTCGACGTCCGCACGGCCAAGATCGAGGGCATCTTGGAAGAGATGCGGGACGGAAAGAGCAATCGGCATGATTGAGCTACCGGCTCTCGGTTTGGTGCTGATCGGGGCGGCGGTGATGTTGGTCGTGCCGCTGCAGCGGGTTACTGTCCATCGCTCCAAGGAGCGGACCTATATCGCCGGATCCCTCCGCAAGAGCTTCCCGGCACTCCCCGACGGTGGCGAGAACGACGACCTGCTCGACCAACTGAAATAGCAAACGCCCCGCCAGCGCGAAGCCTGACGGGGCGTGTAGCCTAAGACCGAGAGCGGGGGGCGGAGTCGGTCTCCCGCCATCAACCACCAGCGAATGACGAGGTTCCCATGACGCAGATTCCTGCGGCCGTGATCGCGGCCGCGCAGGCTGGGCAGAAAGCCTGGCGCGTGCCCGCCTCTGTCAGCATCGCTCAATGGGCGCTGGAAAGCGGCTGGGGCGCGCACGAGAGCGGCAAATGGAACTATGGCGGGATCACGGCGAAGGTGTCCGGCGCCGTTTTTCCTTACCAGCCCGGTACGCCGCTCGAGCCTGCCACGCTGTGCTGGACGCATGAGGAAGTGAACGGCCAGGTCGTGAAGTGCCAGCGCTGGTTCAAGGATTTCACCGGACCGGACGTGTTTTTCGACGCCCACGCGAAGCTGCTCGCCACCGCGCCGGTCTATGCGCCCGCGATGGCAGCGCTGCCCGATGTCGCGCGCTTCATCGACCTGATGGCGCCGCATTATGCGACAGCCTCGGACTATGCGGCCGATCTGCATTCGATCGTGCGCGGGCATAACCTGACGCAATACGATCTGGTGGCGGCGTGAGCGCGGATGTCACCGGCTACGGCGAGCGGATGTCAGCAGTCATCCGCAGCCATGGCGGCGACTCCATGTCGTTCTGGTGCCCGGGCTGCGATACGTCGCACACCGTCCGCGTCGGCGGCGCCAATCCTTGGGGATGGAACGGCAATTACGACAAGCCGACCTTCACGCCATCCGTTTTGCTGAAATCTGGCCATTATTGCTCGGGGCAAGAGGGCAAGGATTGCTGGTGCACCTTTGAGGCGCGCATCGGGCGCCCGTCACCGTTCAAATGCGGCATCTGCCACAGCTTCGTGACCGACGGGCGGATCCAGTTTCTCGGCGATTGCACGCACGCGCTCGCCGGTCAGACGGTCGATCTTCCGCCCTTCGACCGCTGATGGCCCATCGGCCAACCGGAGGCCCCATGCAAAACCTCCTCTGCCTCGCGCTCGTCTCGATCCTGGCAGCCGCAATCGGCGCGTTCTGCACCGTGGCCGAACTGCGCGCGCCTGTGCCCGACGAGGGCCTGATCCAAGCATCCGTTTTCATCTGCGTCGCGGGCGTGGTCGGCATGTGCGCCGCCGCGATCTGGGGCGCCTGCGACCTCTGGGGAACAATCTGATGGCCGAAGTCACCATGACCAATGTCGATGGCAGCCAGGTCACCGCCAAGCCGGAACGAAACGTCCGATGGGCGATCTGGGTCGTCATCGTCATGCTGCCGTTGCAGCTTGTTTCGCGATGGTGGGTGCTGTCCAAGCTCGCGCCTTCACATTGGTGCGGTGCGATGACCGCCGCCGCGATCCAGGCGAAGGTGGCGCCGCCCAGTTGCGAGGCCCTCTTCGGACAGATGCTCGACATCTACAAGGTCGCTGTGATCGGCGACGACATTTCGATCGTGGTGAGCATCATCACCATCGTCGTGATGCTAATGGGCGCGGGCCTGAACCTCAATATTCCCATGCTCGGCAAGCTTGCGGTGGGATCCGGTTCGCCGCCACCTCCTCCGGCCGGAGATGCACAATGAGCATCGGCGGATTCCTCGCGCGGACCGCGGCGAAAGTCGCGTTTCCGGGCAGCAGCGCCATCCTCGGCGCGCTCGGCAAGGTCGGCGCGTTCCTGCGCGCAATCCCGTGGCAGGTCTACGCCATCCTTGGCGCGATCGCCGGCGTCCTGCTGCTCTGGCACGTCCACACCAGCGAAGTCGCGGCCGCGCGCGCCGACGGCTTCAAGGCGGGCCAAGCTGCGGCCGTCGCCGCCCAGAATGTGGCGCAGGCGAAGGCCGACGCGGCCCAGCGCGCGAAAAACGCCGTGCACGTCACCGCATCGGCGAAAATCGACACGGAGAAGACCAATGACCTCCTCAACGCGAATGACGATATTGACCGCCGGGCTGCTGCTATCCGCATGCAGCACGACGCCGCCGCTCAACATCCGGGCGTCGTCCGACCTTTGCCCGCCACGATCGAAGCTCCCGGCAGCATTGCGTCACCGACCACCTGCGACGGACTTTCTTTCGATGCTGCCCTCGACGTCCTCACCCGCGCAGCCAGGCTCGAAGCCCAACTGAACGCGATCCTCGATTGGGAGGACGCGCAGGATGCACTGGCGGCGAAGGATGGATCGGACGGGACCACCGAGGCGGAAAAGGTTGCGGCTGGCCCGTAGTTCGCCCTGTCAAAGAAGCTGAAATTCCAACCGAAATGGTCAAGCTCGCTAGTTGTCATATACCTTTCTGTTGGGTTAACATCCGAACCGGGGAGCGGCTTCGGCCGCTTTTTGGGGGCGACGGCGGTGGCTGGGTCGGAAAACAGTAGTCCGGTGGCTTGGGGCAAGGGCGTTCCGGCCGCCTCAGGGCATCAGTACAATCCCGGCCTAGATGGCCTGCGCGCGATCGCGGTCTCGCTGGTTTGGCTCTGTCACCTCCGGGTTCCAGGGTTCGCCAATGGCGCGATCGGCGTCGATATCTTCTTCGTTCTCAGCGGCTATCTGATCACCGGCGTGCTTGCCGGAGAATATCGCCGGAACGGGCGCATCGATCTGCGTAACTTCTATATCCGCCGAGCCTTACGCCTGACCCCCGCGCTATGGCTGCTCTTCGCGGTCACGCTATGCTGGTATCTCGTCGACCATCGTGTCCGGCCCGGCGTGCTCGGCGCGGTGGCGATATCGGCGTCCTACCTCATGAACTGGAATCGCATCTTCGGTTGGACCGGCGAGGCCTTCCTTGGCCACACCTGGTCGCTGTCGATCGAGGAGCAGTTCTATCTGATCTTCCCGGCGATGCTCATCCTGCTTCCGCGCCGGTACTGGGCGTCCGCTGCTCTGCTCGGGGCTGGAGCGTCGGCGATGTGGCTGATGCGCCTGGGATATCGCGGCGCGGATATCAACCGGGTCTATAACGGGTTCGACTGCCGGACCGTGGGCCTTCTGCTCGGTGCCAGCTGCGCGCTCCTCACCGATCACGTTCGCGCGCGCGCGTCGGCCTACCTTCCCGTGATAGGCGCTGCTGCGGTCACGTGCATGTCCCTGCTGCTCTTCTTCTCAGCGATGCAGCAAACGAGGGAGTTCGCGTTTTTCACCGTGGCCGCCTCTATCCTCGCGGCTGGCCTGATCGTCGCGATAGACGGCGGATGGGGCAAACGGCTGCTTTCCCTAAAGCCCGTCGTCATGCTCGGCCGATATTCCTACGGCGTATACCTCTGGCATTATCCCCTGATCGGCGCCGTCGCGTTCTATCATTTATCGACGGCATGGCTGGCGGCTTCGGTGCCGGCAACGATCGCGATCGCGTCGCTTTCCTTCCACTTTGTGGAGCGGCCCATCCTGCGACTGAAATCCCGGTTCGAAGGTAGATCCGTCCAGGGTGCTGATGATGCCGCCCAGCCCGACGGCCTCTATGCGCAGGCCGGACTTACCGCGACGGCGCACTGAACACCCAGGCCATCTCCCGGTCGTCGTCCGCCATCAGGTGGGGCCAGCCGGGGCCACATCGGTAAACCATCCAGCCTTTGCAGCCGGGCGTGAGGCGACAGGGCGAGCGCCTGTTCCATAGGGAATAGTCGCGACCGACCCTTTCAGCCAGCGCCGGCAGGTCGATATCCTGGTGCCCACGGCACGTCTCGCACTCGGCCATGGCCGTGTGGCCGTGATCGATCATCTGGCCCAAGGTTCGGCGAACGCGCAGAGACATGGGCGTGGAACATCACGGGAACGACGATTCGGCAATAGGGTGATTTACCAACCCCCGATTAGGGCCGTTTCATTCCGACATGTTCCGCGCCCCGAAGGAGCCCGGAAACTGGCACAAACCGTAAACCTGTCGGAATTTTCTTTGAAATAACAGGAGAAATAGAGGACTTAAAATCCTTTTCCCGTATGGGAGTGCGGGTTCGAGTCCCGCCGTCCGCACCATATTGAAAACAAACGATCTCACCCGGCTTTTGCCGGGTGTTTTGTCGTGTCTATTCCGATTCGTTCCAACATCCCATTCCGACAAATCACCGCGTTTTGTCTTTGCTGACGTGCGCACGCCGAGCGGCTCCAGCCGTCCTTGCCTTGCCTTGCGTGGCCTTATTGTACGTCAGGGTTTGTCCTAGCGTCTTGTGTCCGGAGATGGGGCGGATATCGACGACGCCGGCATCACCAAGCTCGGTGGCTCCGCCGTGGCGGAAGCCTGTGAGCGTCATCTTTTTCGGAAGCCCCGCAGCGTCGCGGATCTTGCGGAACACGCGAATCGCCGCGAACTCGTTTTTGTAGCGCTTGCCGGTCGCTTCGTGCAGCACGATGTGGCCGGAGGCGCCCTCGTGCCAGCTTCGGGCAAGCTCTGCTTCGAGTTCCGGATAAAGCGGCTGTCCCTGCTCGTCGACCAAGGGAATCACCTGCATGATTCCGGTCTTGCCCTGCCGCATCGCGATTTCGACGCCGGGCCTGTAATCCTCCCAAAAGAAGCCGTCCAACTCGTCGCCAGGCTCCATGATGTAGCCAAAAACGTCGCTGACGCGCCGGACCAGTTCGAAACTGATCGCGGCCGCCGTCGCCATGCTTTGAATCCCCATCTCGCGAGCCTTGGCCCGGAACAAATCATATTCGGTGCGTGTCGTGTCCCGGTTGCCCTTCTCGGCTACCATCTTGATGTTCATCTTCTCGAACGGGCTTATCTTGCAGGTGAGCTTAACTGGGCAGGATTTCTCGTGGCGCATGGCCTCGTTCCACACGCGCCGGAGCACCTGCATGCATAAGGCACCCTGGCGCTTGCCGTGCGCCTTCACAGCCAGCTTGTAGGCCTTGTCGGCATGGACCGCCGTGATCGCGTCGGCCTGCAGGTCGCCCATCTTGGCGGTCTTCAGTTGGATCGCCTCGACGTTCTTCATTCCGCGGTTATAGTCGCGCCTGGTCAGGAAGCTGGCGTCGACGAAGCGATCGAGGGTGCGATACCAGGCGAACAGCGCCTTGATCGTGCCGGGATCAAGCCTGCCTTCGACCCCAGTGCGCCAATCGTCGAAGTGATCATTCAGGGTGTCGCCCTTCTTGATCGCGGTGGCGACATCGGTTCCGAGCGCCTCCGATTCGACCGGGCACGTCCTGCCGTGCCGGATCGCGAGCGCTCGCTTCTTCGGATCATCAGCCGTCGCATGCTTAGGATCGGCCCAGGACGGGCGCTCCCAGAAATAGCCGGTCAGCCCGCCCGCAAGCGGCTTCTTGCGGACGTATCGTGGTAATCGCACCGATGCCATCAGTCGTCCGGGATGTTGAATTCGTCGTCGACGTCGACGGTCGAGGATCCGAATAGCCGCACAATGATCTGGTCCAGTTGGTCGCGCGGATAAATCATTTCACCGTTCCGGCCCAAGCGCTTGCCGCGGATCGATCCCTCCGTTTCCATCTGGTCGAACATCTTCGGCGCTAGGCCCGTATAGGCCAGCGCGGTCTCGCGGTTCATCGCCAATGGAGCGAAGTTGAGCTTAGCCAGGGCGCCCATCGCCCTCCCCTTTCAGCTTCATTGCGATCGGGAACCTGCCGCGCCTGCCGTCACGATACTCCGTGAACTCAGCCCAGCCGCGGGAGACAATTGCTGTGACGGTGCGATCGCCATGCGACGGAGCGCGATTCCGAGGGTGATCGCCGCGCGGCGCCCAATATCCTCCCTGGAAGCGGACAATCTCGCCGCCGGCGTCGCGGGCCATGTCGATGCACTCGACCATCGTGGCCGACAGATCAGTAGCTGACGCCATCAGCCACCTCCTTCGGCAGGTCGATCGACTGCGCTTTGAACCCGGCCCGCTCCATGGCGCGCCAAAGCTCGCCGACCTCGGCATAATAGCGCTGCTCGAGCTTGAGCCCGGGAAACCACTGCGCCGGCAGGAAGGATCGTATCGCCGATGCGATCGCCATGTCCTTGTGCACGCTGGTCTGGCTGCGCTCCATTACCTTGCCGTCGGGCCAGGTGATGAACCAGATTTTGGTGGGATCGCCCATCACGATCCCCTCTCTAGTAGGGACTGATCTGGGGTGGCTGGAAGCTGGTTTAGCCTAACGCGAACCGGAACGATCTTGTGCGTGCGCAGGCATTTCCTGAGGTTGTCAGGATCGTTGCGCCAGAAATGCCGGATATGATCCCGCGCGCCCTGTTCGGTATCGAACGCCAGCGGCGTCCAGAAGTCGCCATACGCATTCAGGATGCCGTAGAAGGTGTGCTTGTAGACCTTGCTGTCGGAGGCCGCCAGTTTTGGTTTCTCCCGCCCCCCGCGTTCTATTGGATGGTCTGTCATGCTGCGGCCTTTCGAGGCTGAGCGAGAATGCCGAGACCTTTGCTTGCGGCCCTACAAAGGGCGTGCGTGGCGCGCGGACCAGCGGCTAGAAGCGCGGTTCCGTTGCTGGGCGATTTGCCCTCGGTGCCGTCCGGCTTGAGGAACCGGATCTTGCGGGTGAACAGCACAGCGTCGGCTTTCCGCCAAGCATCCTGAAACCAGGGCGCGGACGTGCGATCGGGGGTCAGCGCGATCCCGTTGCCATGCTCGAAAAACTTGTCCAGCCATGGCACGAGCGAATTGCGGCCACCAAACGGCGGGTTCATCCAGATAAAGCCGAACCAGTCCGGATTGACGGATTCCCGCGAGTAATAGCCATCGCATGGCACGTTTGTTTTCACGCCGTGAGGGTGCGCCACGTCCAGATCGAACCGCTCACCCAGCGCGTCAAACACGAACTTGGGCGTGTACCATTCGTCGGACGTGCCAGAGGTTTCCCAGTGGCTCATTTCTCCTCCCCATCGATAGGCCTGGTTCTGTTGAGGGATTGGGCTGCCGTGCGCTGCATATCGTATGCGAGCTTGACGCGACCATCTGGGCCGGGAGCCGCGATGTACTCCAGCGCCGCTTCCAGCTCTTTCTCTCGGGGGGATGGGGGGAAGGTTTCGGGTTGGCAGATCGGACATGGCTCACCTTCGGCGGTAAATGCGGTTCCCTCGCATCCAAAGCATTCCGGATGGTCGATTTGAGCCTGCATCGACCAGCGATCAAAGCCGCGAGCTTGGGCGTAGTGAATGCCCGCGTCGCATTCTTCGCAGGAATATCCGCTCAGAGCATCAAGTGCCCAAGCGACGGCTTTGTCGGCGAGCGCAAGGATATTGGCCTCAGGACAGCCCTTCAGCTCTACCCCAGTATTGGTTGGGTTGGTCATGGCTGGGGCTCCTTGGGCGTCTCGGCTTTGCCGCCGGGCTCTTGCCCTTCGGGCTGAGCCGCTTTCAGCGTCTCATCGCTCCGCGCTTCGATCCCTGACGCGGGCTTGAGAAACACGAGCCAATGCGACTTCGCTGTTCGCCCACAGCGATTGCCGAAAAGCGGCTCGGCCGGCGCCAGCGCGAGCACTTCCGACACGCGGATTTCGTGCTCGTTCCACTTGAACACCAGAACTCCATCTGGCCGCAGCACGCGGAAGCATTCCGAGAAACCCTTGCGAAGCTCGTCCCGCCAATCAGCGCCCAGCTTGCCGTATTTCTTTGCGAGCCAGCCGTTCTTGCCGTTGCTGACCAAGTGCGGCGGGTCGAACGCGACAACCGCAAAATGATTGTCGGGAAATGGCAGCGACGTGAAGTCCGCCACGAAATCAGGATCGATGACCAGCGAGCGACTTCCGCCGGCGCTGGACCTATCGATCAGCGAGTGCCGCTCTTTCCGGTTATCGATGAAAATGGCGTCGGGGTTTGCGCGGTCGAACCAAAACATGCGCGATCCACAGCAGGCGTCGAGCACCCTGCGCGAAGGATCGAAGCCCGAAGGGCCAAGATGCGTAGCAGCTTGGTCGGAGACGAGAGCCTGGTCCTCGACAGAGGACGCGCCATTATTTTGTTTCACAGCCCCTCGCTCCCATTGCTCTGGTTGCGGATTGCGGTGATGTCCTGCTGGCGAACAGCGAGCAGATTTTCGTGTTGCTGCTTCCATTCGTCACGGTCAGCAACAAGGGCATCAAACGCCCGTTCGATCTCAGCAAGGCAAGCTTTGATCGATTCCCGGGTGACGCGGGCACATGCTTGGTCAAGCGTTTCTCTGCGTCCGATCATTATTCGATCTCCCCGGTGTTGGGGGATTTGAGGGGAGGGGCCGGACGCGGTCGCCAGTATTTCCAGTGACGTCTAGGCGTATAATTCCCGCTGTTCTGGTTGAAGAACCGCTCTTTATCACCGTTGTCGTAGAGCCATTCGATGTTGTCATAATCATCGTCGCAGGCAAGGAACCCAGGTTCGCCTTTCGGCGCGGTCTCGATCGGCTGCCATCCATCCCTCTGATCCGAAAGGGTCAGGGCGGCGGAAAGAACAGCCGTAACAGCGTCGATGTCGAGTTCGTAGTAGCCGTCATGCGAAACGATATTCGCGGCGCTGACCACTTGCTCGGCAAGCTCCCTCGCCCTCGCTTCGGGGGTGGTATCCTGGGTCATGGGCGGGGCTCCTTGCTTGCGGCCAGATCGTCTGCCCAATCGGCCTCGATCGCGACGGTGCGCGCCACAGATCGCGAGGCCCAAACGAAACCTGGCACGACCTCATCGCCATTTGCTTTCCGGGCAATCCAGCCCCATCCGCGATCGTATTCGACGCGCGGCTTTCCTCGGGCGCCGCGCCTCACTTCCCCGTGCTCCCGCTTACCGTGGCGTTGGAGGGGGCGTTCTGTTCGAGCGCGTCACGAAGTGGGATAGCGATCTCAGGCGGATTCTGCTCTTTCAGGCCGGCCATTTCCCAACCGCCACGAGCGCCACGGGCGATTGATATCGCATCCTCTCGGGCGTACCGTCCGGCGCGGTCTATCAGCCGAGTGTAGCCGCACCTATTCGGCGCCCACCAAGCCCGATGCTCGTTCGACCAGACGAGATATTCTTCCCCCTCGGACCGCCCATCCAATTCCTGGGGAGATGGGGATAGGGCTTCGAGAAATAGCCGTGCATTGGCCGGCGTGACGACAACCGAACTGCATACCGTGTAGGGCTCGCCTTCGCCATTTTTCAGGGCTGTGTCCGGCATTGCAGATATGCGCTCCAGCGCCTCTCTCAGCCTTTGTTCGGATGATGGGGTGGCAGCCGCGGCGGGCCCGGCGGTCGGTTGGGTCGGGTCAGTTTTCATGCCATCACCTCGTTGCGGAGACCGATCATTCCCGCCTCGCGAACGATGATGTCCGCTCCGGCCAAGCGGCTCAGGTAGGTTCCAAAGCTGCCACCCGCGGCGCTCATGTCGACCATGGCTGCCAGTTCTTCCCGAGCTAGTGCGCGCGGATGCGCGGAAATCAGCGCTTCGGCGATGCGCGTCGTGCCCGGCAGGCGCGCGGCCCACCACCGGACCAGGTCAGGCCCAGGTGACGGTGGGAGCTCGACGTCGCCGACAGCGGTCGCTCCGGCCTCGGTCGCAAAGAACCGGCCTTCACGCTGCTCAATCATGCCGGCGGCCTTGAGGCGGCTCTTGTAGGTGCCCCATGTGCCGCCGCTGCGCTTGTATCCGGCCGCCGTCGCCCATTGGGGTTCGGACAATCCCGAGGGATAAACTGCAGCCAGCGCGGCCAGAGGTTTTGCGCAACCCGTCGGCACGGTACCGTCGCTCTGGATCGGTTTGGCCGGCACGCGCGCCGCGCGGGTCGCGCGGGGGATAGATGACGTGGACCGCTCCGACGGCATAGGCGCATCGACGCGCAATGCCGCAACCGCCTGCTGGGCACGCGAAATCCCGATCGCGATGCCGATACGCTCGCCCTCGGCCCGGGCTGCGTCGATATCGGCCTGGTTGGCAATCACCTTCACCGGTTCAGGCGGTGCGCCGACTTGCCGCTGCGCCTTTGCCAGTTCGCGCGTGAGACGCGCAATCTCGGCGTTCAGCGCCTTTGGGTCACTTGCCTTGGTAGCGGCTTCGATGCTCGGCAGCGTCTTCTGCAGCGCTTCCACGAACGAGCCGACGTCGACGCCAGACCTAGTCGCGATCTCGGTGTCGCCGCGCATGACGCGACGGTCCGGATGAAGCGAGTTTTTCGCCGGCACCTTGATGCGCCTCGGCTCGTCGGATCCCGCCATCCAAGCCCAGCACTCGCCCTGTGGCAGCATCGGCAGGCTTGCGATGATAGCCTTGTGATCGGCGATGTCGGCCAGGTCGAGCCATTTACCGAGCGAGTTGAGCGAATTCTTGCCCTTCTGCCGGTGCAGAAAGAGATTGTCGCAAAGTTCGAGGACGGCCTTGTTCACCTCCTCGGCGCGCTGGTTGATCAGCGTGTAGCCGAGCCGACTGTTGCCGCCCATGCGGGCCAGTTTCTCAATCTCGGCGTAGACTTCGCCGTCGATTACCCGCTGTGGCGCGAATTCTGCCGCCTCCTCCAGGAAGACGTGCCGAAGCCCATGTTCCTTATTCCGATGGAGCATGAGCCGCACGCAATCGCGCACGATCCGACGCCAATCCGCCTTCGACAGGTGCATGTCGAATAGATCGATCACGAGGCTGACGCCGTTCGCCATCGCGGCCTCGACGATCATTGGAGCGCTGGCAGGAGTCAGAGGAAGGTCGCCATCCTGCCCGCCCGCCACGACAACCGGATAGCCCCTTCCCTGCCCCGGCACGCGCAGGAATCGCCAGACGCCGATCGGATCGAACGCTGTGAATGGAACGCCGGCGTCGAACATGCGCTCGGCCAGCACCGTGGCGGTGTAGGTTTTTCCGCTGTCGCGGATTCCCAACACGCCGTTGCCCTGACTGGCAACATCAGTGATGCTCAGCCCGATCGCGTCGAACGCGTCCTTCATGCCGCCCTCCTGAACTGCCCCGGAGCCTCGCGCACGGCGATCTCCGCGAGCTTCTGGCGCACCTTGGCGCGCAGGTTGTCGGTGATGGTCATGCCGCCGACCTCACAGCAACGTCGCCTGTCGCGGCGTCCGCGAGCAAAGCGTCGAGAGCAAGCCACGCATATCCTGCTGCCAGCGGGTGAACTCCATTTCCGCACAGGCGAAGTCGGTCCACCCGATTGGCCAGCCCATCAGATATTCGGCGAACTTCACGCTTAACGAGCGCCGTGGTCGCCTCGTCCAAATCCCACGCCATCCCGCCGCGCCGCCCGATCGCTGCGACCACCGGCGGTAGACCGAGATTTCTGCGAGTAAGGGCCCAGAGATCGATCCGTCCGAGGGCGGGTCGGTAAAGGAGATCGGCTCCAAGGATGTCCAGCCATCGTAGGTCAGCTGGCTCAGGGGTGAGGATGGGGACCACTCCAGCGCCATCCGCGCCAGCGGTCGTCCCTTCGTCCCGTAAAGCTCCTCGCTGCTCAGGATCGAGCTGTCGCTCCTCCAATCCCTCGCGGTGGGCGTCGCCCATTTTGCCGACTGCTGAAGCAGGCCCTGCTGGTGCGACGCCATGGTGACCTTCTCGCCCGCGTCCGCCACCAGTGGCGTAGACCAGCTCGAAGTCTGATGCTCCAAGCCCACCTGAACCTTCTTGCCGTTGTGGTAGGCCGTCGCGCCCACGAAGGTGGCATGCCGCGCCGATCTGCCCCCGTTCGGAACGTTCGGCGTCATCCAATAGGACGCCTGATCGTCCAGACTGACCTGCTGACCCTTGGCTTTTCGATCCTCGGGCGACATCGGGCCGTGAAGCGCCATCGCCGCCCCGGGCGTCCGCCAATTCTCCGCGACCTCTCCCAGATATAGAGGCACCGTGTTCTGATTGGCGTTCCGCTTCCGAAAGGCGGCGCACTTCGCCAGCGTCTCGGCATCGCGAACCCGATTGACCGCCGTCGCGGTCGGCCATGATGATGAGCCGCTCGCGCTGGTGACTGGAGCCGACGTCCGATGCTCGGAAGATGCCTGCCGCAACGCGGCAACCCAGTCCTTCCAGAAGCGGGACGGCAACCGCGAGTTGGCCGTCCGCATTCCCCGTGACGTTTTCGCGGCAGAAACGAGTAGCCCCGCTGTCGTCATAAATTTCGACGGCGCGGTTGAGCAGGAATCGCGCGTCGGCCGTGCCAAGCCCTCGACCGGCGACGCTGTTGGGCTGGCAGGGGTCGCCTGAAGTGACGCAATCCACGACGCCGCTAAACGGTCGCGCGTCGAAGGTGGCAAGGTCAGACCAGATAGGCGCCGGAGCCAACTGTCCCGCTTCCATGCGCGCGACCAGTGTCGCGGCTGCATATGCTTCCCTCTCCACGTAAGCGACGCAGCGCGCTCCGGGTCGAGCGAGTTCGACGCCAAGCTCGAGGCCTCCGGCTCCGGCGCAGAGGGCGAGGGTGTGGTAAGGTTCGGGACGTAGAGCCATGTCACTACGCCAACTTCGCCCAGCACTCGCCATGCACCGCACGGACATCGGCCTGATCGTCCTGGCTCAGCGTCTCGAACGCGGGATCGCGGATGATATCGTCGAGCCTGGCCTGCACCGTCGCGGCTTCGAGGCGCGCGATCAGGCCGTCCTTTGTGCCGTCGAAGGCGTCGCCGCGTTGGGAGGCGTCGGGGCCGCTGAACGGGTCATCGTCGGATCGCGCCGCCTCGGCATCGACCAGGGCGCAGATTGCCTGGATTTCCGGCATGATCGGCTTGACGATTGATCGAACCGCCTTGCCGTCCTCGCTCTGCCACCAGTCGGTGAAGCCGGCGGTTCCCAGCCGTGCCTTGTCGCGCGCCAGGTCCATGGCCTCTTTTTGCTTTTGCGCGTCGCCCTGCCCCTTCGCCCATTCGGCCATGGCCGCGCCGGTCTTCTCCGACATGAAGCGCTGCGGATCGAACAGCGACTTGAACTGGTCGGCGACCTTGATCTGGTGCACGGGGCATCCCGGCGCCGACGGGTCGAGAATGACCATCGCGGTCATCTCGAACATCAGGTCGCCATCGGATGCCGGATCCCACGGCACGTCAGACCGGCGCGTTTTCGTGGCGCGCGCGTTGGTCTGGTTCTGGCCGAACCCCTTCTGCATGACCGGCTTGGCGCGGGTGCAGATGATGATGTTGGTCTTGGCGCGGACGATACGGTCGATCAGACGCCGATACTTCGGTTTGATCTCAGCCCATGCCAGCTGGCCATATTTGGCCGGGTCGACCTCATATTTGCCGTTGGCGCGCTTCTCAGCCTCGCGCACCAGCCGATCCAGCGCCTGGGCCTGCACGTCCAGCACACCGCCGACGCCCTCCCAAGCATGGCTAAAGCTGTCGAGGATCACGACCGGCAGCTTCGCGGCCTCGGCGGCATCCAGCACGGCAATCCAACGATCGACGCCGAAGCCAACCACATCGCCCTTCTCGTCGGTGGCGGTGAAGTCGAAGTGGCACATCTCCGGGAACGCCTCCTTGTAGTGGAGCGCCCGCTTGTTCTCGGTGTCGACGTAGCCGATCGGCGCGCCCTTCTTGCCGGTCATGACCTCGGCAATGCCGCGGGCGATGCGCAGGGCCGTGAAGGTCTTGCCGGTGCCGGAGCCGCCAGACAGCCCCATGGCGATCGTGCGCGGCTCGGTGATTTCCGCGACAGGAATGAACCGGATCATGCTGCTTCCTCCTGAAATTCGCGCTCGATCAGCCATGCCGGCGGATCGATCTCGTTCATGCCAACGGGGTATCCGGGCCAGTTCCCGGTCTTGAGACACTCCGCCCACATCGCGCGCGCCTTGGCGGCGCGGCGTTCGGCGAGGTGCCGGAACGAACCTGACAGGCGGACCAGCGTGACCTCGTAGGGCTCCGACTTCTCCTGGAAGATGAAGACGAAGTCGCGATCCTCGCCGGTCGCCGCCTTCCAGACCGCGCGATAATGTTCGGCCTGGACGTCGTAGCCGTAGTTCAGGACCGCGCGCAGGCACGCCTCGGGCGTCGCATCTTCGCAGGTCTTGAAATCGTAGATCGGCAGCGTCGGGTCGGCGGGCACGTTATCGTACATCGCCCGGCACCAGAGGCCGTCGATCTGGACGATCGCGGTCAATTCGGACCGCTCGGGATCAAGCGTGACGCCATGCTCGGCTAGACGAATCCCCGTGACGTCGCGCAGCGCCTCGATGTTGGCGATCTCGTCATCCTTCAGCGGGACGCGACCAGCCGCACGCGTCGCTTCGATGAAGGCTTTCGCCTCTTTGGTGCTGGCCGCCCCGTTGGACGCGAGCAGATCGAATGGGATTGCGACATAGTCGTCGCCGGCGCCCAGCACCGCCCGATGAGCCGCCCGGCCGATGTCGAACGTCTTCTTCTCGATCGGCTGCCAATCTGGGTTGAGCCGGCGGCACGCGAACCATGCATGGCGCGGAGACTTGCGCAGCATCAGCTTGGCGAGTGTGGCCGACAGGCTCGGCTCGGGTGCTGGATCGCTGTGGTAAAGCGCGCTCGGCAGGCGCTGGACGCCGGTGACGGGCTGCGGCTTGGCCTTGGCCGTCTCGACCACGACCTCTTCGGCGTCGTCGGCGGGCGCTTGGTAAGCGGGATCGAATGGATTCAGGTTGTCCATGGTCAGTCCCTCCGATGGAAATCGTATTGGGAGATGCCGGCCTGCCCGCGCACGAGTTGGCCTTGGATGGCGTCGCCGATGCCCTCGCCGTACGAGTTGATCGGGGTCGTGAAGAGGTTCGGGCCCTCGCCCGATAGGGCGTCTGCTATCCTCTTCATGCTGACGGCGATCGACGCGAGGAACAGCGTTCTGTCGGCATAGAGGAACCGCGCATAAGCCTTCTCTTCCAACGCGTGACGCAGGTTGTCTTCGGGCTCGGCCATCATCAGAACTCCATCCGAACATGGCGCCATGCGCCCTTGGAAATGTGCGAAACGATGTGTCGGCTGACGCGAAATTCGCGCGCGATGGTGAGGATGGCTCCACGCTTGAACCTGCCACTTCCCGTCCGGCTACGTGGCGCGCACTCAAGGCGATCTAGGATCGCCAGAGCGATCGGCTCCGCGATCTTCGAAGACGCTATTCGAGAGCCCCGCGCGCGTGTCTCATTGCCGCGCTGCCGCCCCTTCGTGATCATGTCGGCTACGTTATCGGCTTGGGTGCCGAGAAAGAGGTGGTCCGGCCGAACGCAACGCGGATTGTCGCAGGTGTGACAGACGTTCCACCCTTCGATTCGGTGGCCTGCCAAGACCATCGAATAGCGGTGAGCCGCGCCGGTACGCGGCCCTTCGTTAAACCGCCCGTAGCCGCGGCGGTCGAGGCCGCCCGTCCACTCCCAGCACCCTTCACCCTTGGCGACGTATCGCCAAAAGCGCTGCTCGGGAGTTCCTCGTTTCCCCGTCATGATCAGAAACTCAGCGTCACGGCTGGCACTTCACCGGCCCGAATGAGCAGGACGATCTTCTTCGCCGCCTCCTCGTCGACACCGCAGGTCATGATCGCCTCTTTGGCGGCGGTCATGACCTTGGAGCGGTGCGCCTGGTCGGCCTCGCGCTTGCGCTGTTCGGCGATGGCGTGCGCTTCCTCTGCAAGTCGGGCGACTTCGGCTGCCGCGATCCGATCGCGCTCGACCTGGGCGGCGCGTTCAGCCTCCTCGGCACGGGCGCGCTCGGCAGCCAGCGCCGCCTCATGCTCGCGCTGGACCCGTTGGCGCTCGGCTTCGGCCGCTTCCTCAGCCTCCCGGCGCGTTCGCTCTTCAGCCTCACGGGCGGCGGTGGCAATGCGCTCCTGTTCCGCCCGTTCGGCTGCTGCGCGGCGCTCCTCCGCCTGCCGTGCCTCTTCCGCCTGGCGCTCGGCCTGTTCGCGGGCTTCGGCTTCCTCGCGAGCCTTGGCCTCGCGGGCCTCATTCTCGGCGCGCAACCGTTCCAGTTCCGCGCGATCAGCCTCTTCCTTGGTCAGCCGGGCCAGTGCGGTCTGCAGCACGCGGACCGCATCGTCCTTGGCGGCTTGCGCCTCGGCCATCATCTCGCCGAACCGGTCGGCGTCGAGCTCGGTCTTATAGACGTCACTGCCACGCTGGCGGACCGCGTCCGACGTATCTTCCAAGGTGACGACCGCGGCGGCCTTGAACCCGGCGATTATCGCCTGGCATTCGGCCACGCGCGCCTTCTCGGCCTCTTCCCAGTCGGTGAGAGGCTTGCGGACCTCAACCGCGAGAGATTCAAGCCGTTGCTCGATGACCTTACCGGCCTCGTTGGCCTGCGCAGTCATGTCGCGCCATTCTTTGGTGAGTTGCAGCCGGGCTTTGTCGATGGCCGCCTTTTCCGAGCGCACCTTGGCCGCGAAGGAACGCAGCGCATCCTGACCCTTGCGGGTCGTGACGTCCGCATCGGTCGGCGCCTCGGCCTTCAGCTTGTCATACCACGCGTCGAACTTCTGCGTGTCGAGAAGCACGATACCCGGATTTTCGTTTACCGCTAAAGCGATGTCGGTGGTTTCTGCGGTTTCGGCCAATTTCAGGGCAGTCGCCATGTCAGCGCTCCTCGGACAGCTTCGGGGTTTTCGGATTCGGTGCCGCCACCTCCGACGCGCCGACCACGCGGGCGCGGAATTCGGCTTCGGTTTCGATTTTGGTGGGCGCGTTCATGCCTTCGACCTTTCGGCGAGGGCCAGGGCCACCTTCTCCGGAGCACTCAGATGTCCAGCCGCGTGATTGCAGCTAGCATGGGCGAGGAAGAGGTTGCTGATGTGGTTCGGGCCACCATGAGCAACCGCGACCAGATGCTCTACGGTGATGTCGCCATCGAGCGCTTTGCCGCAGAAGAAGCAGGCGTTGCCGTCACGGGTGAGAAGCGCGTTGACCGTAGCGGTATCGCGGCGGCGGCCGGACACCTTGACCGGAGCCAGCGATCCCTTGCCGAGATGTTCGCGAGCGGCGATGGCTTCAGCGTTCCAGGTTTCGCCGCGGCGCCCCGAATAGATGACTCCGACGCCTTTGCAGGTGCGGAAGCGCATCACCTCATACGGGTTCGTCGGGCCCAACACTTCCGCGCCGGCCGCGACGATTTGCCGCTGGAATGTCTTGAGGGCCGCAGAAAGCGTCACCTGATCCGCCTCCCGATCGCGATAAGCTGGTCGTCGGTCGCCTCGATGCCGATCCGCACCAGCGCTTCGCCGATGCCGGGCTCGCCAGCGAATGACTGCAGCGCCTCGCGGACGACACGAGCAGCGGTGGCCTTTGCGTCCGGGCGGGTCACGCCGACGCGGTCGATGTGGAATGGCTCGACACGGCGGCCAAGCGACATCGGATCCACCATGCGGCGGTGGCTCTGGCTGGCTATGATCTGGCGGGCGAGGTCGGTCATGCCGGAGCCTTTTCGACTTGCGCGCGCGCTCGATCCCGGCGCTCCTGCCAGGCTTGGCGCTTGTTGTTCGCCTCATGGAGCGCTCGGCCGGCGTCATCGCCTTCGCCGTGAAATTCTCTGTGTCCGTCCCTGATCCAAGCGTGGAACGGATGGGTCGTAAATTGCGAATGTTCGATGCGGACCTTGCAGAAATCCAGCGAGCGCTCGATTTCCGTCAGCATCTGCCCGACATGCTCGGCGAGCACAGCGGCTACGATGGGAATACTCACCGCCGCACTCCCAAATAGAGCGCGACCAACCCGATCACCGGCAGCCATGCCAGCAAGCCGCCGATCACGATCGCGCGGATGTTCAGGGTGATCGGGGGCCAGAGGTTCCGGGGCGTCATGCTTGATCCTCCGGATGCTCTTCGATCCAGGCGTCGATTTCAGCGATCAGGTCTTCGCGGGTGCGAGCCTCGACTGAGCCGCCAGAAGCGACGTAGCCGTCCTCCTCGCCTTCCCATGACGCCTCGTAGTTCGGACCGGTCGCGTTGAAGCGTCCGTAGTCCCAGCTGATCGACCAGCCGCGATAGGTGTCGGACATCAGTAGTCCTCCCCATAATCAGGTTCAGGCGGATTTTCAGCGATGTAGGTTTCGATCCGCGCGCGCTCGGTCTCGGTCAGATTGACCTCGCAACGCCGGCCCATGTCATCGAAAAACCATGGCGTGCCGGTCTCGACTTCGGGGCTGTCACCGGGGTTCCAGCAGCCGCCAGCAAAATAGTCGCTGCAGCCGTCGTAATAGCGGTACGGCACCACGATATCGATCGAGGAAGGCGCTTCGTCGGGCCCGCTTTCCAGCGTCCAGTCGAGATCATGCGGCCAGTGATGCCAATCGGTCTGCAGAGTGCGCAGAAAGAACGTCAGCTTGCCGTCCGCCTTCCTGTGGTCGAACCCTTCCATGGTCGGCGCAGCATCTGGCAGGCTTGCGCGCGGGACGTAGACGTACGGCCCAACGTGCTGGACACCGCCCGGAATGGTCGGGACCTCCCAATAGCTCGCATAGTCACAAGGATCGCAGGCGCTCATGCCCGCCTCCCCTCAATGACGCACGACGCGCCCAGCACGTCGCACCCCGGCACGTACCGCCAAGGCTGAACCGGCTCGAACGCCGAGACCTCGACGGAAAACAGCCTATCGGCTGCATAAGCGTAGGTCCGCTTGGCCTCACGATCCCAGCCGATCGCCTTGCCCTTGCGGATGCGATAGCTGTGCAGCGTGGCGATGTCGGACAGCGACTTGGTTTCGAGAACCATGAAGGTCGCGCCGTGATTGGCCTCGGTCGCCAGCCGCCGCTCGATATCGGCCAGCGTTTCGCCGGTCACATCCTGCGGTTGCGCCTTGCCGGATTCCAGCACGCGCCAGACGTCGAAGAGAGACACCGGGATGCGCTGCGGCCGGATGCTTTCGGCAACGGCCTCGGCGTGGTTCGCGATGTCCAGCGCCTGCTCGCGCGCCGGCCGGAAATGTGGGGTTACGGCGTTCATGCCGCCCACCTGACGCCAAGCGTCTTGCGTGGTCCCAGAGCCCGGAGCTTGTCGGCCTCGGCAGCCGAAATCGCCTCGCCATCAACCGACGCGGCGCGCTCCATGTGGCGGCAGATGTCGTCTATCGCGGGGCCAAACCCGTTAGGACCGAACGTTCCCTGCAGATCGACCAGCGCCTGATCCGTCTCGGTCTCGACGTAATGCCGGACCCGGCTCTGATAGCGGCGGGCCTGCGCCACACTCCATGGCTGGTCGCTGCCGCCGATTACCCGCTCAAGGCGAGCAAGCTGTGCGCGCAGGTGAGCCCGCAGCGGCGTTTCGGTGATGAAGGGATGCTGATGCACCGCGAAAACTCCAAGGCCGCGTCGTGCGGCGATGGAGTTCAATTAGCACGATTGCTGATCGTTGCAAGCCCTAAATTTGCATGGATGCTAATTTTAGCCGATCAGATCATCCAGTGTCAGCACACGATCCATGTGATGGACCCGCGCCATCTCCACCCGGAAGATACGCGGCGGGTTGAATTGCTCGAGCTCAACATAGGTGGCAGTTTTGCGGACGACATGCTTGATGAGCACGCGATCTATGACCTCTCCCTCGATCTCGTCGGGTCGACGCAGATATATGACGGCATCATCGCCGACCGCCGGGCGCTTCCGGCTCTCTACGTAGACGGTGCGCCCGTCCCGGAATGCCGGCTTCATGCTTTCGCCCTGCACCGTGAGCGCATAGACGTCGGCGCGACCGTCCAGGATGGGAGGTCGCTTTTTATATTCGACGATCTCCCCCCGGTTGAGCGTGGTTTGCTCAATCGCCTCGCCGTCAATAATTTCCTCCGCGCCTAGCGCGGTTCCATAAACAGGCACGTCACGGTGCATCCGCTGTGCGCTGGCGCCTTCCAGTTGGAAGGGTCGTGCGTTTGATGGGATGTCCAAATCGTCACTGACCCGCGGGTTCCACACCGGGAAATTCGGCCATCGTTCCTTCAGCTTATCGAGCGTGGGCGTCGAAAGACGAAACTTTACAGGCTGATACAATGGCCGTGTCAGGGTTGATGGCGTCAGGCCAGCCTCGCGCGCCATCTGCGAAGGGCTCAGCTTCGTAAATTCGGCCAGGGCCTGAATCAGTGATTTATCTTCGTCCGACACATCGATCGGTTTAGCGTTCGCGCTAATTTGCGTCGGTAATAAAGATTGCTCTTGTAGATTGGCAATCATGCTAATATGTGTCGCGCATGGATCAGCAAGCAATCATCGCCGACATAGAGGCGCGCGCCAAGGCGAAGGGCCTGACGATGCAGGAACTCTGTGGTCTGGCCGACGTCCATCCCACAACCTTCAGCCGCTGGAAGAAGTCGGAGAAAAATCCCGACCCGATCGGCGCGACGATGAAATCGCTTGAGAAGCTCGACGCGGCTCTGACCGCTGCTCCAACTCGGCTGGCGGCCGCCTGACGTGGCCATCCGGAACGCCATTACTCGCACGCAACTCGACATCGCCGGTGCCGACACGCTCCCCACTGCGGTCGGCACCGACGTCGCCCTCCTGATCGACAGCGCGGGCACGCTCGCGAGCCAGGCTTTCGGCCCGGCTGGCGATGGGTCTGATCAGGACGGCGATCTTCAACACGGGAGGGGCAAATAATGCTGCAGCGCGGTAGTGTCGTTCCCGAAACGAGCGGGGTTACGGAAGACCAATTCCACGGCGCGATGGTCGCTGGCCTCGGTCGCGCTGAGGCAAAAGTCGGCCGGAACGCGCTGGCTTTCGTCATGAGCCTCAAATCGTTGAAGGCTCTCGCCAACATATTCGCAGGCACCGCGCCGCACCCGAAACGCCTCTGGGACGCGCGGTCCGCTGACGCGACAGTGCTCGATGATGTCGCCGATCTCTACGACTGCCGCATCGTCCACAAGGACCATGCCTGCGCCCGGTGCGCGGATCAGGCCGCCCCGGCGCTGGTCAACGCCTTGCAGAAGGTGATCGCGGCCGACGTGGATGGCCATCGGACGCACCAGGAATTGCTGGGTATGGAAGATGAGGTTCGCGCCGCGCGCGCCGTCCTTGATGGCTTAATCGAGCAGATCGACGGCATCCGCAAACCGAGGGCAGTGCGATGAACGCTTACGACACCCTCTTCGCGATCGACTGCGTCGCGTCCGGCATTGCCGTCGTCTCAATCGGCGGCATCGTGCGCGCCCATTTCGTGACCCGTAAGCTGCGTCACGAGCGGGACGAGGCTGTCGCCGCGCTGCGCAACGAGGAAACCGAGCACGCGCATACCCGCAAACTTGCCGACGATGCGCTGGCGAATATCGAGATGCTGCAGGCCGAGGTTGCTAACGCCAAGGCGTCTGCAGGTCGTTGGGCCGGGATGTACCTGAAGGCGACATTCGAACTCGGAAAGATCCGCGTCGCGGAGGAAGAGCAGCGCGAGGCGCGCCGCGCCCGGATGCGACGGATCGGCATAATCGGAAACAAAAGCCCGGCGCGTCGCAAGGCGTCCGTGCCGGCATGATTTGAACGAGAGCACCTGAAAACCGGCGGGGACCGGGCGGAGTAAAGAGATGGCTGGAAGTGTGGGCTCGGAAGCCGATTCCGGGCGTGGAAAAGTGCGCTCTGCCGGCGAGGCTTATTCAGGCGCGCAGACCGTCGACCACGAGAACCGGGAGAAGGACGACTTCTATCCGACGTGGCCCGGCGCGACCGCGGCACTCCTCGCGGTCGAGCGGTTTACCGGCCCAATTTGGGAATGCGCTTGCGGCGAAGGTGATATGTCGCGCGTGCTGATCGATGCCGGATACGAGGTCATCAGCACCGACCTGATCGATCGCGGCTATGGCGCGGCCCGCGTCGACTTCCTGATGGAATGGCAGTCTCGCGCGCCGAACATCATCACCAACCCGCCGTTCGGCTTGGCGCGCGAGTTCGTCGACAAGGCCCTGTCGCTGACCGACGGCAAGGTTGCGATGTTCCTCCGCCTCGCCTTCCTCGAGGGCCTGAAGCGCGGCGAATGGCTGCCGTCGACGCCCTTGGCCCGCGTATGGATCATGTCGCGCCGCGTGCCGATGCAGCGCGGGCGCATTTCTGAAGCAGGCGACGGGCATGGCGTGATCGCCTTCGCGTGGTTCGTCTGGGAGCACGGCTTCGAAGGCAAGCCCACGCTGGGCTGGCTCGACTGGCTCGATTACGCGACCGATCCGCGGATTGCCGCCGCCGTCCTGCCGGAAGCACCTCTCCTACAGGCAATAGCCGCATGATCCCGACCATTGTCCACAGCTT